GTTTACAGGATATGGTATAAAAGAATTACATATTTATGATAGTAAAACAAAAGATACTTTATGTGTATATAAAAATAAACCTAAACATGAAATTAAATTATGTCCTTATACACCTGCATTAAAAGAAGAAGAATTTGGAAATAAAACTTTAAGTAAAGCTTTATGTTTATTAGGTTATGATGGTTATTATATGCCTCAAATATATTTAGATGCAGGATCAGAAAATGATTTTAATTATCATAAAGAATTTTTTATTTGTGATCCTGAAAATCTAGAAAATATTGGTGAATTATAAATGGGTGAATCTAAATGTGGTTTAGGTTTATCAGGTGGTAAAAAAACTTTTACAGATATTGGTCCTTTAAAAAAAGGTGTTCTTTCTTCAACAGGTTATTCAGTAAAAAATTCTTTAAAAAAACGTCGTAAAACTTTAAAAAAATTAGTTAGTAAAGAAGGTCCTCTTAAAGCATTTAGACAATTAAATGTAGTATCAATCTTTAATAAAAATGTAGCACCTACAAAATCTCAAACATTTAAACGAGATAGAAATTGGATACGAAGAACTTTTTTTAACAAGTCTTAAATAAAATGATACGTCATTTAATTCCAATGTTACTTTCTGCTTCTGTATATGTTGGAGTTCGTCATTATATGCATCATCAACGTGTAGATAAAAAACTTGTAGTAGAAGCTTTAATATTTTCTTTAGTTGCAGGTATGGTAATGTTTGTATATCATAATACTTATGGTTATGAATTTTTTGATACTAATCATGGTAATACTTGTCCTCCTGGTCATATTAAAGTAGATGATCCCTTAGATCTCAAGCAACAAATTTGTAGACCTGATCCTCGAGGTAAAGAATTAATGAAATCACCACCTAAAAAATAATTTTCTATAGTAAAAAGGTATAAAAAATGAATCAGCATTTAGTATGGATATTATTTAATGCGGTATTATTTTATGCTATGGTTCCTGGTGTTATTTTAAGTTTACCTCAAGGTGGTTCTACAGAAACTAAATTATTAGTACATACTATCTTGTTCGCCATCGTTCATAGATTCCTTGGATGTCAATTAAAAAAACAAATGGGGTATTAAATATAAAAATGTTCGGCCTTAAAAGTTCTGCAACTTTAATGTATTATTTGTTAACCGGTGTAACTTTTTACTTAGTTGCATTTGATGTATTATTTACTGTACCTGCTCTAGGTCCTTTCCCTCAACATGTAGTAAAGTCTGTAGTATTCGTTCTTGTTCATATCCTAGTTCATCGTCTTAAAAAAATGGTTAAATAATATAAAATGAATAAATATTTAGTATTAGGTTTAGTTTTATTATTAGCTGTATTTTATTTTTCTCGTGAACATTTTATGCCTGATTCACGTCCAATTCCTCCATGTCCTTTAGGATCTGAACGTGGTAGAAATGGTAAAGATTGTAAATCTCAAGGAGATCTTTATGGTATGTAAAAACGGATAAAAAATAGTTTAGTTAATAAAATAAAAAAATGGCTCGAAAAAAAATATCTTTAAAAGAAAGAAAATTAATTAGAAAACAACAAGCTAAACATTGTAATAAATGTCCAAGATTTCTTGATCTACGTGAATTTCATATAGATCATGTGATTCCTTTAGCTGATGGTGGTTCTGATACTTTAGATAATAAACAAGCTTTATGTATTACTTGTCATTTGAAAAAAACTAAAAAAGAAACTTCTAGACGTATGAAAGGTTCAATTAAATTATCTCAAAAAGAACGTGAATTTCTTGGTACAGATATTAAATGGATTCCACCTCCTAATTATTAATTTTAATTTAAATTAAGAAGTTTCAAAAATTTTTACAATAATATTATCATCATCATTTCTAGAAATAAAATAATTTTTTAATATTTCAGACATTTTCATATCATTCCATTCAAATAAACCTTCAGAATTTTTATATAATAATTCTAAAATATCTTTTTCAATATTTAATATTTTATGACGTTCACTATATTGTCTATTTTCACGTGAACCATGAAATAAGTGTCTTATTGATCCATTTATAAATGAAATTTTAGGTTTTTTATTACAATATAATTCAAATTGTTTTTTTAATGGTTTAGGTAAAGATTGAAAATTTGGAGGTAATGTTTTACCTAACCATTTTATAGCTGATAATGTATCACCTGATCCTGTAATAGCATAATCAAAAAAACCAACTTTATTATACCATTCTCTTTGAAATGCCCATGCAAATCCAGGATGATATTTCCAATTCCATTGTTTATCTTTCATATTTAATACTGTTTCACGTTCAAGTATAATTTTCTTTTCAGAATCTAACCAAAAACATTTATTAAAAGGTTGTATAACTTCAAATGAATTTAATTCTTTTGATATTTCCCAATACCATTTAGGATTATCAAATAATACATCAGCATCTAAAAATAATAATTTCTTAAATTTTGTAGGAATTTTTTTTTCTAAAATTCTACAAAGATTTTCTTTATGAAACATAACACTTTTTCCATAAATATGAAAAGCTTCAGAAATTTCTGGTTTTTGACCTTGATAAACTAATTCTAAAGTAAAAAAAGGTAATTTTTCATTATTAAATTGTTTAATCATTTCATAATAATTTTCAATAATTTTTTTAGATTTTGCAGGATTAAATAATACTATACCAATAGCTAAATCTTTTGTCTGACATAATCCCATATTATATTATACTTTAAAACGGATTTTTTCTTTTATTTTTAATTTTAAAATTAAAGAGAAGAATGTGGGTTATATTTGCATTCATTATAAGTGCGTGTATACATACTATTACACCAAGAATAACTATAATGCCTACACCTATACTAGTACCTACAAGTCATCCAACAGTTGAACCTACTTATTATATTGAACCATCTACTTATCCTACAAGAATTTGTATATTGGTAACTAGCTCTTAATTCTTAATTTAACAATTAAACAATTAAACAATTAAAGTTAAATAATATAAATAAGTATGGATTTTTCTTTTAATTGTAATTTTAAAACAAAATTAGCTATATTAAATAATATTTATACTATTGATAAATTAATTGAATTTCATAAAAAGAAAATTAATGAATTAACATCTGTATCTAATTCTGAACTTAAAACAGAACTTAAAACAGAACTTAAACTTGAAACAGAACTTGAATCTAAATCAGATTTTTTTATTATAAAAGAAGTTGATAAAATTTAAAAATTTAAAAACGGAATTTATTATTAAAATTGAAATTATAATAAAAAAATCAAAGATGTTTTGTTGTAGACGTTCATCAAATGCAAAAATTATTAATGATAATTTTAAACAAGTTGAACAAGATATGACATATTTCAAAAATGAAATTTCTTATCTAACTGCTGAACTTAAAGAACTACGTGAAAAACAACAACAAACTAAAAAAAATCTAGTAAAAATTATTGATACTTTTAGTTTGAATGAATATGTATTGTTTAAGACTCGTCTTCTAACAAAGAAACAAACTTATGATCTAATACAAAGACTTTATGAATTTTATGAAATTCCTCTAAGATATAGAGAAACATCTGGATCTATTAGACTAGACTCAGAAATATTTGATTCTGAAAAAATTGGTTCACTTAATGAAGAACTTATATCATTTCAAAATATTATTCATCAAATTAATAATTTGAAAAGAATACTTGATAAACTAGAAGTTCCACAACTAAAAGATAATGACTATGCTTTGAAAAAAGTTCAATGGTGTTGTCCTAATGAACCTAAATGTAATCCTGAATTTCTTGATAATGTTATTCAATGTATTAAAGATGTAATGTAAGTTTATATCTTTCATTATCTGAAAGTGAAGAACGATGTTTTAAAAATTTAAAATATTTTAATGCAAGTTCATATTCAGAAGGTTTTTTATTTTTTAATACTTTTAATCTAACATATAATATCATTCCTACTTGCCATATTCTTTTATGTGAATACTTTTTTGCTTTATATAATTTTTCTAAATTTAAAATTGTTTCTTTAACATCTTTAACAGTTTTATATTTCATAGGTATTGTATCTTTAGGATTTTTATCAATATAAACATCAAAACTTTTTTTGGGATTTTGAGGATTAAATAAAAATCTTTGTGTTTTATTTTTCCCTCCTATTCTTAATTTACGCGTTTTCATAATTATATATAATTAAGAAATTTTATTTGCGTTTAGATTTAGATTTAGATTTAGATTTAGATTTCTTATATGTTTTACGACGACCACCTTGTTTTACAATAACTAAAGTATCAAAATCATCACGTAATTCTTGTAATCTATTATATAAAAATTTCTGTTCAGTATTATTTTTAACTAATCTAATTCCATGATCTACTAATTCAGCAAGTTTAGAAAATGTATCAACTAATTCATTATCAAGAAGAGCTAATTCACGTGATATTTGTAATGGATCTGGATTAGATTGTTTATGTGGTCTACGTTTAATTCCTTGAATAATAGGTTGTTGTGGTGTTTGTGGAGGTGTAGGTGAAGAAGATAAAGTAGGTGTTACATAAGATTGAAAACTAGAAGGAACTAATGTCTCTGGAATTTGTGAAAGAGAAATTCCATAATCTTCCATTTCTTTTTATATTTCAACATGTTTAATTAATAATTCAAAACGGAAAAGTTTTTACTTTTAAAACTTTATAAAAAAAGAAATGCATTGGATTGTACGCTGTGGAATTGGAACAAATTTTATTAATTCAAGAAGTTGGTCTGTAAATTCTAAAAATTTGAATGGAAGGATGTTTCTTGCCAATTATAAAAAAGGTGATTTACTTTGGTTTCTAACAAATTTTAAAGGTGGGCGTAAACTTATAGGAGTAGCAACTATATTTTCAGTTGTTGATAGAGTTATTGGACCACTTGTAAGTCAAACAAATGCAGAAATTGGGTGGACTGAAGGAGAATGGGGTGATAAACAACTTCATTATGAAAATTGTTTTACAATCGAATCTCTAAATTTAAAACCTGATATAAGATGTATGTCTAGCTTTATAAAATATAATCAAGAAAAGTTTAAAATAGATCTTTCTCAAGAATATGCAAATATTATAAAGTATTCTGAAATTCGTAAAAAACTTTAAAATGGATTTTTTTAATTTTTTAGAATAGAAAACTTAAAAAAATGTTTTCATCAAGTGATGGAGCTGTATTTTCTACAATTTCAGCATCAAGATTAGCATCTATAGAAGTATGGAAAGGTAATAGAACTTTAGATAAAACACATGTAGAAAGAATTACACAAGATTTGAAAAAAGTTTGTGATTTGAATTCAGATGTATTTAAAATTTTATGTGTTCTTGAAGATGATATACCTAAAAAATATCTTTATGATGGTCAACATAGACAAGCTATTATAAAACAATATTTTGCTTCAAATTTTGATAATGATGATTTTGATGTTCTAATTAGTGAAAAAATTTGTCAAGATGAATCTGAAGCTATTCAACTATTTAAAAAATCTAATATGACAAAATCTATTCAATGGAAAGAAGATCCTATTCTTGTTGCTAATACATTTGTTGAATTATTTACTAAAGAATTCAACAAAGATATTAAAAATCTTCTTGTTAGACCTGGTAAAACTAAAAGACCTTTTATTTCTTCAGATCGTCTAAGAGAAGAATTAATTAAAAGACATGTTGTAGATTGGAAAACTACACCTCAAGAATTTATTGAAAGATGCCGTGAAATTAATAATCAACAAGTTCTTGAATTAGATAGTTCAATTCCTATGCAAAAAAGAGCTAGAGAACTACATTTTGCTTTAGGGATGCTTGATTTTACATGGATTTAACTTTTATTCCTTATAAAAATTAATGGGACAATCTGCAAGTATTTATCCATTAAAAGATATTGAAGCTGAAATTATATTTTTAACAGCTCGTTTAAAACGTTTAGAAGATGCTACATATGAAATTGATAGATTAATAAATGAATCTAGAGTAAAATTAAAATCTTTAACTGTTTTTGTTTATGATTTAAATTTACAAATTCAAGAATTAATAGATAAAAAATCTTAAAATCTTAAAATTTTAAAAAGGAAATCTATCTTTTAAATGGTAAATTGAATTATTGTAATTAGAATTTGAATTAGAATTAGAATTAGAATTAAAACCAATAATTTCATTTATTTTTTTAATTAAAGTTTCAAGAAAAATTATAATATCTAATCTTTGTTTAAATTGAATATCAAAAACTTCTTGATATGAAGACATTTATTATACTATAAAAATGGAATATTTCTAAGTCTTTAACTTATTATCTTAAGAAAAAGATGGAACTATTAAAAGAACTTTCTTTAAAAAGAAAAAAACAACATGAACGTTTGATAGAATTCTTATCTCATGAAAAAAGAAAATTTTGCATTAAACAAGAAAGTCTTGTTTCGGTGAAATATAAAGACCACGGTTGGTTATATTTATTTCAATCTGAAAATGGTTATTTAAAAGCTGGAAAATCCTGTCACCATTCTTTACAAATACGTAAACAACAACATAAATATGATTATGACTGTAACTTTGAACTAATAACTAAACGATTTGTTATGAATGTTTCATTAGTTGAAAGTTACATGCATAGATTATTTAAGAAATATAGAGTAGATGTAATTAAATTTAATGGAACTGGAAGTAGAGAATGTTATGACATTTCTATAAAAAATGCTTTAATAAAATTTATTGATGAAATTTCTTACAAAAAAGAAACTAAACTGATCGAATAAATTCCCATCTTAAATATTCACAAATTTTTTCCCATATTTGATCATGTGCTATAAGACGATCACGAGATTTTAATAAAGGAAAATAAATTTTATATTCATCTAGTTCTAATAATTCAAAGAATTTATAAAGAATATAAGAATATGATAAAAAATTAGTTCTATCATCAGGACAAAAAAGTAAAAAAGGAGCTTGAATTTCTTGAAACATTGCACGAATTTTTTCTTCAATTTCTGGTGTTATAGTAGGAGGTGGATTACCATTTAATCTAGATACTATGTGAGGAACATGTTCATAATATTTTGAACGATCTATTTTTTTTAAAATTTCTCTAATATCTTTTTCACATAAATCAGCAACATTTTGTATACGTCTTTTTTTAATTTCTATAATAATTTCATTCATAACATCATCTGGTATTATAGTTGATTCTTTAGCTTGAAATTGATTTAAAATTTCATTTAAATGATTAATTTTTTTATAAGCATAATTATTTCTTTCTTTTGGTGGATCATGAAATCCAGGTGTATCTGAAACAACCATCATATATTCTTCTGAACCACATAAAGGACAAGCAAGAATACCTTCAGAAGCAATTTCTTCTTTTGCTACATTACATTTCATACAATGTTCAGATTCTACAGATTCAACAACTGAAACACCAATTTTCATTCTTGAAATATATTCATCAAATACTTGTTTTTTAGATAATCCTGTAGGTTCTTCTGAAGTTAAATATTTCATAAATGTATTAGCTTCACTAATTTTTGTCATAGAAACTGAATTATTATTTGTTCCATAATATTGTAACATTAAATCTGCATTTTTAGAAAAATATGATAATAATTGATTAGAATCTTTAATTTTTAATAAAAGATTTCTTAATTCTTCATGTTTTCTAGCAATTAAAGAAGAATTTATACAAGATGATTTTTCAATTTCTTGTATTTCATTTTCTAAAACACGTATAGATTCATGCAAAGTTTCTTGATTTTGAGTAGATTCTCTCAAAGAAGAAACTATAGATTGATGAACAGAATCTAAAGTTCCACCTAAAACAACTTGAGATTCTCTAACTTTTTTAATTCTAAATGCACTATCTGTCATTTTTCCTTCTACTTTAATGCTATTAAAATACCTACAAATAATAATCCAATTAAAAGTAAAGAACTTCCATCAGAACTTATAAATCCTTCTGATGTTTTTATACATACAGACGGATCAACTTTTTGACATAATCCTGAATCAAAATCAGGTGATAAATCTGTATTTAAAAAATAAGATTGTGGTCCTCCTGTAGTATCACAAGTATAACAATCACATGTAGGTTCAGAATCTGCAGCTAAAGATCCCATTAAATGTATTGGATTTAATCCTTCTACATCTTCAAGCATACCAGGAATTAATCCATTAAAATCTGAAGCAATACCACTTAAATCTTGTTTCATTGCATCTGGTAATACATTAACACCACTTGAAACATTATTAATATAATTATAACGTGGTTGTACAGAATTATCTGATGCCTTACAAGTTCCACCAGTATTAACAAAAAATCTATTACCTAAAGCAGGCCCACTAATCATATATTTAATATAATTTGTTATAGCACCTGTATTTGTGCCAATTTGTGAAATTGTTCCATTTGAACTTACACCCATAGATGAAGGACCTTGAATATTATCAGCATAACTATATGATGGACCCATAACATTTGTGGAAGAATTTGATAAATTATTCCATAAAGGGTTTTTATCTAAATTTGCCATAATCACTTATTAATTAACTTCTAAAAGTTTTTCACGAACTTTTTGATATACTTGTTGTCTAAAAGCTTTATTTGATAATGCACATGGTCTTTGTTTGATAATAGATAATTCTAAAGATTCAAGATCATAATTTTTTTCTAAAGATAAATAAGCTAAATATAAAAATCCTGATCTATTTATACCTGCTTGACAATGAACATAAACTTTTCCATTGCCTAATAAAAAATCTCCCATAAATTTAGAAAATTCTGGATACCAAGTAAAAATATTAACACGTTCAGAATCTACAGCATTTAAACAAACATAATTTTTAGGAAATTGTTGTTTAAACCATGTAGGTGAATGTTCTTCTTGAGCACAATTTATTACATATTTAATATCATATTTTTGAACAAATTCTGGAGTTAAATATTCACCTGGTCCAAATAAAATTTTTGGATGTGATTGAACTGCAGGATCTTTATTATATCCTCTTGAATTATATCTCCATATAGACCACATTTATTTATATAAATTAAATTAATGGATAAATCATAACATATACTCCAGCATTTGCTAAAGCTTGTTCATAATATAAAGCTTTAAAATCTGCATAATATTTCTTTTTAGATGAATCTCGTTTAGCCATCATCTTAAAATTATATTTTATCCAAGTTACAATTTCTTTTTCTTCTTCAGACATTTTATTATCTAAATAATTATGCATTTTATTTTGAACATCTAAATAGAATTGGCCATTAGGTCTAATTTTAATTTCAATTTCTACACCTTGTATTTCACTTTGAAATGCATACCATAATCCTGGATTATCTGAACTAAATATTCCTGCATATTCATATCCATGTTCTCCACATATAGTAGCTAATTCTATAAGACGATTCATAGTATTTTCTCCCATTAAAGGAACATTAAAATCAAGATCTGATTCACCTATAAGATTAGTTCCTGCAGAAAAACTTGATGCTGACATAACTTTTTCACCTAACATTTCATGAAATTGTTTTAAACATTTTTGTTCAATTTTTTTTAGTTTTTTATCTACAGGTTTACGTTGTTTAATATATTCTTTAATTCCTGGATCACCTTTTACCTTTTCCACGAGTTGATCAAAGAATTGTTTTACAGTTGTTAGACGTTTTTCTATAGACATTCGTTTAGATTTTAAATGTGTTTCATGAAAAACTGTAGATATTTCTTTACCTAGAGTTTCCCAGTCCATTTATATTTTTGGTATAAAAAAATTAAAATAACGTATATAAAACTGTATTTAATATATATGCAAGAACAGTTGTTAAACCACCAATAACAGCTGCACCAGTCCATGTAAGAATTCCACCTTCACCATAAATTGATGGAATTGGAATATAAGGTAATAAAAGTTCACGAGGTTTAGAAAGTGAAAAAGTTAAAGCAGCTAAGAAAAATCCTACATAAGTTAAAAGATTACGCACTGAACCTCTTAAAATAGAAAATTGTTGAGAATAATCTGGAACTTTAGTTGCAGTAGCAGGAGGAAGAGGATTTATAAATGGATCACCACCACCTACCATAGGAGCAAAAGCAGGTGCTTGAACAGGCGCACCACCTAATAAATCACCTAAATCAGTTGCACCAAGTTCCATTTATTTATTGAGAAGGTAAATCACATTTAGAATCTTCCACGCGATATTTGAAACATTTTCCATCAACTCGAACTTCTTTATCTAATTCTGATAGATCAATAGCAAGAATATGTTTAGTAGGAATAGGACGATGAAATAATAATACAATAATTCCAAATCCAATTAAAAAAGCAAACATATTTTGTGAATTTTTATTTCTTAAAATCTTTTCGATCATTTATAAGATTCAGAGAAATAGCTTCAGTTGAACATGACACTTCTTCTGAAGAAATTCTTACACATCCTGTCTTAGTATGAAATTGTTTAGGTTTACCAGGTGTAGGCATTTCAACTTTTGAATGCATAACTGGAGTAAATACAGATACCATAAATAATCCTACAATAGCTCCAGCAAAACCATATGCTATCATTTATTTATTTCTTAACATAACATATTGAACATTTCACATTTCTTCTATAAAAAATTAAAGAAAAATTTTGAGGTCCACAACCTGGAACACCTCTATAAATTCCAGTAGTTACAGCTCTAGAACTATTTTGAACTTTTTGTGTTCTACCTTGATTTTCAGCATTTAGTTTTGCTGTATATGCTCCCATTGATTTCATGTTTTTCCTTTTAATTTACGTGTTTTTTTAATTTCTGGTTTATGTTCAACTATTTTATTATAATCCAGACGCGCTTGTTCTATAGTTAAACCCCGGTATACTACCTCCAATTTCAATTTGAGGAGTTTGTCCATAGTCGACGGATGGGACATTTCGGACTGCATTTAACCATGTTTGAGGTTTAAATTCTATATTTTCTTTCGGAACATCCCCTTTAGCTGTTAAAAAGAAATATCCACCTATAAGAACTACAATTAACGCTACAATATTAAATCCAAAAGAAAACCATGAATCACGTATTTGACCAGATTTAATTAAATTCCCTTGAACTCGAGAATATGTATCTTCTACTAAATGAAACATCTTTGTAATATATAAGGAGTCCATTATGGCACTATATGCCGTAGTCCCAGCATTAGCAGCAATGACAGCTGCAGGAGCTGTATATTTAGGTGATAATTTAAAATCAACTCAAATTGAAGCACAATTACCATCAGAGATTTCTCAAATTATACCTGAAAATCTTAAATCTAAATCTATACCAACAGAACAATTATCAATTAAAGATGTTGATAAAAATTTAGAAAAAGATAATAGTATTACTGAACCACCAACTGAAACTGCTCCAGAATCTTCTCCAGAATCTTCTCCAGAACCACCTACTGAAACTCCTACAGAAACTTCTCCAGAATCTTCTTCAGAACAACCTCCAGAACCACCTACAGAAACTGCTCCCGAACCACCTACTGAATCACCTAGTGAACCTATAACTCCTTCTAGTTCTACTCCTACAAGTGAAAGTAAAATTAATGATACTAATGAAACTAATGAAACTGATTCAACTGAAAAAGAAATTAAAGGTGGTGGACAAGTTGGTAGACCATTATGGGGTGAAATAAGTTCATCATTAATAAAGAAAAATTCAGAATATTTAATATCAGATTCTACAGGTTCTACAGGTTCTACAGGTTCTACAGATTTATTAAGTAGAGCTAATACATTTTTTTCAAAATCACAAACAATTGATCCTGTAGAAATACAAAGAAATTTAAGAAAAGTTAGAGATTTAATAAAAAATAAAAAAGCTGAAATTGCTATTTTTACTGAAAAAATTAGTGATATTTCTGATAAACGTAAAAAATTATTAGATGAATTTAGTGATATTAAATCTCAACAAATTGTTTCAGATATTATTTTTAAAAAAGCAGAAAAAAGATTAGAAGTTTATAAAGATATTGAAAAAGATCCAGAATTATCAGATATTAAAGAAGCAAAAAAAAGATTAGAAGAAAAAAGAAATAAAGATAATAAAATACAAAATTTACAACAAAATCAAAATCAGAATCAAAATCAGAACCAACCTAAAACAACAGGTGGTAATCAACAAGTAAAATATGAAGATATTGAAAAATTAATTGATAAAGCTAATAAAAGAAGAAAAGAATTAGAATCTGAAATTGAAGATCCAGAAAAACGTAGTAAATTTATGTCCGAATATAAAAATGCATGGCTACGTAAAGAAGAAATTGATTCAACATTTAAAAAAATTGAAGAAAAAAGAATTAAAGAAATAGATTCTGAAAAAAATGAAATTGTAAAATTAGAAGTATTAAAAAAAGAATTAGAAGAACTTAAAAAAGAAGAACAAAATTATCTTAAAGATTTATTACAATTTCAACCAGCTAAACCACAAGAAACTATTGTAGCTGATTTTGGTAAAAGAAGAAATAATTATTTTAAAGCAAAAGATGAATATGAAGCAGCAAAAACAAGATATACAAATTATTTAGCTTTAGATAATAGAGATTCATCTGTACAAAATAAATTTAAAAATGAACAAGATTATGCAGCTAAAGAATTAGATAGAGCAATAGTTTTATTAACTGAAATTAAATCTAATGAAACATTTGCAAGTTTAGAATTTTCAAAATTTAGAAGAGAAATTGAAGAAATTCTTGAATCTTCTATAACTGATCAATATAGACCTGATGATTTAGGAATATCAAAAACAGTTGGTCAATATACATCAATTGCTAGAACACAATTAACTGATTTTTGGTGGGGTGGAAAAGAAAATGGTATTGAAAGTTTTTTAAATGCATTTCAAATTTTTCTTAAAATACTTAGAGATCCATTATTAGCACAACTTGCTAATATATATTATTTAACTTCAAAAGAACAAGATATTATAGATAATTTAGAAAGATATCTAGAATTCTTTAAAACAAATTCTAAAAATTTTTATGAACCTAGTTTAAATGCTAATCAATCACAGAAATTTGAAAATTTCCAATCTGCAATGTTAAAAGCATATGAAAGTATTAGACCTTTAGAAATGAATGTAACATTAAATCCTGCTCCAGCAACTATTGAAAAATATAATAAAATTCGTGAAAAAGGTATGCAATTTATTGATAAACAAGTTTATTCAATTAATTCATTTTTAGAATTAGTTAGAAGTGCACTTATAACTTCAAAATATGAAGGATCAACACATCTTACAAATTTAAAAGAATTATATAGACTTACAACTGGTATTATGTCAAAAATAATATTACCTAATAGTGGAACATGTCAACAATTATTACCTAAACCTGTATATGATTTATTAAAAAGTGGAAATTTTGGAAAAGAATTAGTAGATGGAAAAGAAATTGATTTAAAAATACCTAAATTATTTTCAGATTTAACAAAATTACAAGATAAACGTCAAGATTTTTTTGATAAAATTGGATTTGTACAAATTGAAAATTTTGAACAATTGTTAAATTATTATAGAAAAAATTTTACACTTCAAAATTCAGAAGGTCAACAAAATACTAAATTAATTAATTTATTTAGAAAAGCCGTATTATCTGAAATTAATAAAACTACAGGTGAAATTCCTATAAGTTTAACTTTAGATTATAATAATACATTTGATAGAGCATTAGCGTTTGATCCTGCATCACCTATTAGACCAAATGAATTACATATAGATTTATCTTTACAATCTGGCGGACTTAATGCTGATTTAGATGGATTATATGATAAAAATACTTTTGAACGTATAACTGGAGCTAGAACTAATATATCAGATATTATTTATTTACGTAATATTAAATTTGAGTATGGTAATTTTATGAAAACTAAATCTGGTATTGAAACTGTTAAAAAAATATTTGATGCATGTGAAGTTGATGGAAATGTAAGTTTAGGATTTTTTGCAAATAAAACTTTAAAAGAAACACTTGAAAAATTAAAAGATTTTGGTCAAGAAAAAACTAAAAAAACTGGTCTTGATTTATTTATTGATATTGAAACGAAATCTGGAAAAATTAATCCTGCTAGAACTCCAGTAAGAGATATAATAAAAACATTAGGTGATATTGGATTTTCTCCAATGGATGATTATAAAATATTTTCAATTTGTAAAACTTCAGAAAAATATAGTATAATATATGCCTTTTTAGAATGTAAAAGTAAAAAATTTTCAAGTATACCTTATGATAGTCAATCAATTTTTAATGGTGTACGTCGTAAAAGTAGAGAAATATTTGTAGAATTATTTGCAGAAGAACTTAAAAAAACAACTCCATTTAGATCTATTAATAAAGATGATCAACCTATTTTAAAAGATTTCAAAGATTATAAAAATTCTGAACAAGAATTAATTATTGTTAAAGGATTAGCATTACAATTTAATATAAATATAGTTTTATTTGAAAATTCTCCAAAATTAAATATTAAAGTTATACAACCTCAAGATGATAGATCTGGAATTGAAGATATTTATATGTTCAGAGATAAACAAAATATTTATTATCCAATATCTCTTCAAGAACATCAACCACATATCTTTAAAAACGATGATTATGATTTAAGTAGATTTATGGGTGGTGCTATAAATGCACCAGAACTTAAATTTAAAGATAATGAAAAACAAACAATTTTTGAAGAAAAATATAAAAATGTTTCAAAAGTATTAGTAGAACAAAAAGCAGAAAATTTAGAAATTGAAAAGAAAAGAAATGAAGAAGAAAAACAAAGACAACAAGTATTAGCAGAAGAAGCCCATAAACAAACACAAGAAATATTAGCAAAAAATTTAGAAATTGAAAAGAAAAGAAATGAAGAAGAAAAACAAAGACAACAAGTATTAGCAGAAGAAGCCCATAAACAAAGACAAGAAAGATTAGCAAAAAAAAAAGAAGAAAAAGAACAAACTGAAAAAGCTATATCAAATGCTGAAAAAAGAGAAGAAGTGCAACGAAATTTAGAAAGAGAACGCGCTCAAAGAAGACAACCACCACCACCACCACCACAACCACAACCACTACCACCACCACAACCACCACTACCACCACAACCACAACCACTACCACAACCACCACCACAACCACCACAACCACAACCACAAGCACAACCACTACCAGTACCACCAGCAGATTTACCAAAGGTAGGACAATGTTGGGCTGGTGAATATAGAGGTCTACCTCAAATTTTTAAAATAGAATCGGTTGATCCTGCTCGTTCTATAATTCTTGCTTCACGTTGGTCTGCAAGTACTAATTCTTTTATCTATCAGGGGGGAGGTATGTTAGCATACAAGCTTGATCCGGAACATTTCAGGGATGGTACTTACCAACAAGTTGAATGTCCTACACCACCACCACTACCACAACCACCACCACAACCACAACCACAACCACTACCACAACCACAACCACCACAACCACCACAACCACCACAACCACCACCACAACCACAACCACTACCACAACCACCACAACCACTACCACAACCCCCAGCTCGTTCAGCTCTAATAAAAATGGAAGATGGTAACCCTAAAGTTGAAGGACCATTTGTGGGTGGATCTAATGCTGATATTCAACAAAAATTAAAAGCTTTGTATGATATCCCTGATCCAAAACCTGAGAACAAAAAACCTGGAGTATGGAATGTCGATCAAACAGACCCAAAGAACGAATTTTTTTATGTTATGACTGCTGATAGTTCAAAAATTATAGGTGCTGTTCGTATTAGCAATTCAGAAACTGGATCTTTTCCATTAGAACTTGGAATGGATTTTATTGATCCATCATTTCAAGGAAAAAAGTTGTACAGGCCTTTATTAAAAGCCAGATTAAAGCATGTTATCGAAACGAAACCCAAAATGTATGTAGCATATACAGAATTTGATAAATTAAGAGATATTCATATTGAACTTGGTATGACACAAACACCTTCTACAAAGGTTAAAGTTAGTGGAACAGACTATTGGAGATTAGAATATAATCGTGATCCTCGTACACTAGTGATTACAACAACATTTCCAATTACATCAAGAAATCCAGATACCCGTTATTGTTCTGGAATTGCAATAGGAAATGATGGGAAAAAAGAATTTATTTACACAGCAACACACTGCTTACAAACACCAGGAAATACTCCACCTGATGATCTACCAGATAGTGTTTCTCATCCACTTTTAACAACACGTAATTTACCAACTACTACATTTTTCACAAAAAGAGGAATTATACAATGGAAAAATCCTGTACCTACTAAACCACAATATACTGAAGAAGTAGATGACGTTGCAGTCTTAAACACTACTCTGTTATTGGATACAACAAATGTTTTCTTGTTTGATAATGTTGAAGATATACCAGAAGGATATAACATGAAAAAATGGGGACTAGGTTCATGGGGAGATACTAAAATTGATACAGATACAAATGTTCAAGCTTATATTAATCAACCTAAAGTTGCTTCCGGTGATTTGGATGCGAAGTATCCAGATTGGAGAACTAATACAAAAAAATATTTCCGTATTTTAACAGTACAACCTGCAGGAGGAAATTCTGGTGGTCCACATGGAGTATTTTTTAATAGAACTTCAGGAGCTGTAGGGCCAAATGAAAAATGTTATGCTATTATTGGAACAACTTCATCTGGACAAATAATCGTATCTGCTTCCCGCTTGATATCATGGCTCACAGGATTAGGAATTAAAGTGAATATTGCTCATTATAATGCTGATGGTAAGATTTCAATTGTACAAGCTGGACCACCACAACCACCACCATCTGGTGGTAGACGTAAATATACTACAAGAAATTTAAAAGGATTAAGAAAAACATTAAGAAGATAAATGAATTCTAATATTCTAATATAAATAAGAAATAAGATAAGATAATATGGATGAACAAGCAAGACAACAAGGTGAAGCTTCAAGGCAACTTCATGTAGCTTTAGCAGATAAAAAAAAATGTGAAGATGAATTAATTAGAGTTCAAAAAGAACTAGAAAAAATTTCAAATGAAAGAGATGTATTAATAGAACAAATAAACCAAAATACTCAAGAAATAACAAATAGATTAAATAAAATTGAAACACGTGAAGAAGAATTAATTGCTTTAAGACAAGAATTTGAAAATTTAATTGATAAATTAAGAGAAGAAAGTTCAAATGGAATTACTAATCGTGAATTAATGGAACAAATAGCACAATTAAAATTAAACATTGAAAATAATGAAAAAGATATTTTAAAACAACGTTCAGAAAATGAAGAATTATCTAGAGAAAATATAGAAAAAGAAAATATTATTGATGAAAATACACGTAAAATTAAAAGTTTATTAGAAGAAGGAACAGAAAGTGCTAAACTTAATGAAATAAAAGAAAATCAAAAAAGAGAAGAAGAAAAACAAAAACAATTAGATGTTTATTCTGGAATAATTGTAAAACTTCATGAAAGATTAAAGAGTTTTACAGAACCTCAACCTAAAAATCATAGAGAATTACTTGAAAGAATTAATATTATAAATAAATTATTACATTTTTATTTATTATCTAGAACTATTGCTGGTGAATCTCCTAAAGCTGAAGAAATTCAAACACATATTTCTAATGCTGAAATTAAACTTAAAGAATTACAAGAAAATTTATTAATTAGAGGAAAAGTATGTGATGAATTAGAAATAAAAATACAAGAATTAGAAGGTAGAATTTCAGTATTAATAGAACAAGCTAACAAATCTATTCAAGATATACCACAAGAACTTAGCAAATTAACTGAATTAAATACAAATTCACAACAAATTCTTGAAGAACTTCAAAAAATTCAAAGAAATCAAACTTCTCAAATTACTTCTCAAGAATTACAAAATCAAAGAGAACAATTATCTAGAGAACTTGATAAAGTTAATAAAGAAATTTCTCAACTTCAAGGTTTAATTCAAGGAAGATTTGATGGAATACAAAAATTTATTAAAACTGGAAATGATGATATTACTACAGCTATTCAAACACAAGCTTCAGCTACTTTAGAAGCAATTTTAACAGGTAATTCTAAAACTGATTATGTTGGAGCTAAACTTTCTGAACAAAGTCAACAAATTAAACAACAAACTCTAGAATTAAATAAATTAAGAGATACATTTTTTTCATTAAAAACAGAAAGTGATCAAAGATTATCTAAAAGTACTGAAATGAAAATAAGTTTAGAAAATTGTGAGAGAGGAAAAAAAGCTGCTGAACAAGAATTAAAAACTTCACAGAGTTTAGCTGAACAATTAAAAATACAATTAGCTACTTTACAAGCTGATAAAGTAGCAGCAGAAAAAGCTCAAGTACAAGCACAAAAAGAAGCTCAGCGTTTAGCATTAGCAGTTCAAGCAACAGCTAGTGCTAGTGTTCAAGCTAATAATCGTGCTACAAATGCTCAACAATCTCAGGCACAAGTAGAAGAACGTCTTCGTCAAGAACAACAAAAAGGTAATCCTCAACAAATTGAAAGATTAACACGAGCTTTAGAATTAGAACAACAAAAAGTCCAACAAGCTGAACAAACTAGACAAGAATCTATACAATCTGCTCAACAAGCTTATCAACAACAACAATTAGCTCAACAACGAGCTTATCAATCAGAATTATATGCTTATCAAACTCAAGGTGCTTTACAAGCAGCTCAAACAGCTCAACAATCAGCAGAAAAATCACTTGAAACTGCTATAAATTATGTTGCTCAACATGAATTAGATGCTGAAACTAAACGAGCTGAACAACTACAAAGATTACAACAACAATTTGAAGAACAATGTGTTCAAAGAGTTCAAGCAGCTAAACAAGCAGCTGAACAAGCTGCTCAATTACGTATTACTGATTTAGAACAAAGAGTTCAAATATCTGAACAAGCTAGAACTGCTATTGAAGCATTATTTAATTCGAGAATAGAACAAGTAAGACAAGAAGAACAAGCTAAAGCAGAACAAGATAAAAAATTATTAGAAGCACAATATAATGCTAGATTATCAGGAGAAAAATCAGCATTAGAATTAGGAGCACAACAAGCACAAACAATTTTACAAGCTGAAAATTTAAATTTAAAACAATATTTAGAAGATTATTGGAAACGAGCTACTGAAGCAGAACATGCACTTTCATGGCATAAATTACCTACATTAAATTTTGGTTTAGGTTTATCTTTAATTGATAATACAGTTTTACCAGGTACTACAATAACATTTACACTTGACCAAAGAGGACCAAGAGCAGTAGCTTTTTTTGAATATCTTGATAAAACTGAATTTGTAGATGTTCAAGATGACAATCCTAAATCTTATACTGTTTTAGAAGGATTACAAAATTTTGGAGCATTTAATATCCGAGGATGAGATAAATGGCATTACCACCACCAGGTGCTGGAGTTAACTTAATTCGTGCTAATTTAGCTTTACCATCTTCTGGATCTACAGGATTACCTACAGTTCAAGTTCAAGATTCAACAAAAAGTATTTCTGAATTATTAAGTGTTCTTACATTACAAAAAGATTCTTTTGAATTACCTAGTATGATTACACCACATGAAATTTATATCAAATGTATAGGAAATTCAAAAAACTTTATAAAATATTTAAATATTAATAATTCAGATTCTACAAGCACAGTTACAAGTACAACTACAACTACAAATAAAGATAAAGAAACAACTACAAATGGAACTTATAAATTAGATACATCATATGTAATACCACAACTTGATGCAACAATACCTAGAACACAAATTACTAGAGTTAATGATATAAAAGATGACAATGCTATTGAAATTATAAAAAAAATTAAAGATTTATGGAGAGGAACTAAAAAAGAACAAGTTTTAAATACAGAAACAAATAAAGCTATAGTTACATTTTGGAATAATAATATTAAAGAATTTAATACAACAAATTTTGTAAATTATATTTTAGGAGAAGTTAACAAGTAGTTCTTTTTAAACCAATTTTTTCAAGAATACATGTAATATAAGCATTAGAATTATCATAACAAAAAGTTATACCATCTTTTCTAGTAGCTATAATTAATCTTAAAAAATCATATTGTTCTTGACGTGTTAGAGAATTCATACACACATGAAGAACATTATTCTTATATATTAAAGTTTCACGAATTAAATCCATTTATATTTTGTAGTTTATTGATTTTAAATTAAAAAATTAATACGAATTTAATGGAAGAGCTAAAGGATTTTGTTGTAAAGCATCTAAAATTCCAGGATGATTACGTTCAATATGTAAATCTTGTTGTAAAGGTTCATTATATTTAAATGAACCTAAATGTTGAGAATCTGGAGTAAATGCTGATTTTGGAGCATTAAATCTTGAAGCATCAGAAAGAACAGTTTCATCTTTACGTGTTTGTGCTGAATACATATCAGAACCAACAGATTGACCAGAACCTTGTACAGCAGCTGGACCAGGACGTCCTTCGGCAGTTAATTTCATAAATTCTTCAAATGGTTCAGTAAATGAACGAATATAAGATGCCCATAATCCTTCTTGTCCTCCACCTGATCCATAATATTCTACACTGGTGGAATCACGTGCCTGAGGCTTTATTGGTTGTTCAGAATATAACATAGGTGCTTTTTGTGCTCCTGTAGTTGTATTTGCACGATCCATTCCTAAAATAGCAAATTTATCAGGTTTATTTTTATTTACTGGTGCTTGAATACCAGGTTGTGTAACTACATTAACACCTGGAACAGGATCTGAAGTAAAAGTTAATTTAGGTCTTGAAGCAATACGTAATTCATCAGTTGTAGGTGGAAGAGCCCATTCACGTAATTGATCTTGTTGAAATCCACCTTCACCTAAATTAGTATATCCTGCATTTGAACCTGGTGCACCAACTAAAGTTCTTTCTACAGGAAATACATTTTTAGTTTGCATAGCACTAACCATACGTGATTGTTCAAAATCAGTTTCTACTTGTTGACCAAATGGATTACCAGTTCCAGGTTTAATATCATAAAATGATAAATTTTCACGTTTTTGAAAATGTTCTTTTCCTGCACCAGTATGATTATCTAAAATATGATCAGTAGCACCAGAATACATAGATTGAGTTACACGAGCACCAAAAAATGGAACTTGATTAGAATGTCCTTTAGCAGTAGAATGTACAACATCATCTGTATGTTCATCAAATGCTCTTGGAGATGTTTTAAATCCTTCAGTAAAATCATCTTTTGATAATACATAACCAACAGCTCCCAGAGCTAAAATTAATGCTAGTTCTGCCATTTATATTTGATAACTACTTTTTTCTTCCTGATTCACCTCTTGGTGTTAAAGAATAATTTTGTGGTTTATGATGTAACCATTGCCATATTCTATGTGCTTGATCAGAATTTGCACCTCTAGGTTCAATTTTTTGTTGAGGTTCATCTTTAATTTCTAAAGATTTACGTTTCCAAGGAGTTTCTAAAGCATACATTTATTTAAAATTAAAGAGAATTATATAATTCATCTGCTGTATTAGAAATATTTTTTTGAACTTCACCAGGAATACTTTTTTCAGACCATATAAATCGATTAAATCCTGAAAGATTCATAGGTAACATTTTCTTAAATTTATCAACCATTGAATTAAATCCAGGATCTTGTGTAGGTACAGGTTGAGGAAATTTCATACCATGATTTTTAGGTTTTACACCATAACAATTTACACCAAATTTTAATTTAGGATCAAAATAACCACCATTTACACCAGGATGTCCACATGCAGTTCTTTTAGATTCTTGTGGTTCAGCTTGTAATTTTGTCCATGTATCAGATTGAGTAGGATATAAAGCCATACCACCAGCTGACCATCCATATGAACACCATTCAGCACCAAGAGAAAAAGCTTCAGTTAATTGATCAAAAGAAGCTAATTCTGCATTATTAGCTGCACATACTGCAGGAGCTTCATCATAAGTATATAAATTACCAATAATATGAAATACTTCTTTAATATGTGGTGTTTTTTCTTCTTTTTCTGAATGACCTAAAGGCGCATTTTCATGAAAATCAAATGCTAATCTACCATCTTGCATTGTTACATCAAATTTACCAAAAATATGTAATAAATAAAAAACTAATCCAGCAACACAAAATACAGTTATTGCAGGAACTAGACCTACAGTAATAAGTAATACTACGGCAATTAATACTACAACAACAATTGATATTGATAAAACAACTGGATAATCTAGCATTTACTAATTTATCCGATAATAAATAAGCATTTTTGTATTTTGTGAAGATGGAACTTCATTTAAACGAAGTTGCCTTACTCTAGTATCATCAAGAATTACCCATGAATCTTCTTTAGCATATGCCCACCAATGTCCTCCATTATAAGATGTTAAACTACATAATTGATATCTATTAGAATTAATTACTAAAATATTTGAATATGTTACAGGTTGATTAGAAAGAATTTTAAATACTAATACAGTAGGAAATGATTTCATAATAATTTGTTTTGATGCATGACCACGTTCAGAACATTTATCACATTTCCATGAATCTAAAATTTCAGGTTTTACTGCATCAGAAATACATGTTATTAATGAACTAGCTTCTTTAGGATAAATTTCAAATTGTATATGTGAATCTGTTTTTTCTTGTTCATATCCACATTTACATTTAATTTTTTCTACAATATTATATCTACAAAGTAAATCTAGAAATGGTAAAGTATCACAAAAATATATAAACGCTTCATTAGCATCACCAATATTTCTTCCTGCTAACATTTCATATGCTGCATTATTTTTAGACTGTTCATTTATAGCATCAAATAATTCTTTTAAACCTTCTTGTCCATTAGATTTCCAAATTCTTGAAAGACTTTTATCTATTGGATTTAATGCCATTTCAGAATCTAAATTAGTATATCTAGATTTAATACCAGGTATTCTAAATATACTTTGTATACAAGAATTTAACCAACATGAACCTCCATAATTTTTAAGACCAAACATCTTTTAATTTACAAATAAATTAATGTTAAAGTCTCAGGAATATAATAATGATTCAAGGAGGAGCTAAATTAGGAGAAGGAGCACATGGTTCAGCATATGATTTATGTTTATCTGATAATGAATCATTTTGTAATTTAGTTGATAAACTTACAATTAAAAAGGTAACATTATATACATATGATGAAATAAAAGTTATTGAACCATCAGAATTTATAAAATTAGTTCATCGTAAAGGTAAATATTTTGCTAAAACATTTAAAACAAAAGGAACATTTTCATTATCTTCTGCTAAAAAAGAATTTTTAGCTGAAATAAAATCAAATAAACTTATTTCAGAAATATTACAACCAGATATGATTACATTTAATCCAGATGAATTAGGTGCACATATAGAAGGTTCTCAAGAAATTTATGTTATTTTTGGTAAAAAATGTGATAATAAATATGAAGTTAAAAATATTAAAAAATTTGGAAAAGATATTCTTGAATGTTTAGTTACATTAAATGATAAATATTTACATAATGATATTAAAGATGATAATATTGTAAAATGTGGAACTAAATATAAATTAATTGATTGGGGAGCTGTATCTGATATAAATCATCCAAGTATACGAACAACTAAAACAACAAGTCCAATGAAAGTATATTTAGAATATGGTTTTGCATTTGTAACTAAAAGTATATTTACTAAAAAAGTTCCATTAGAAATAAAAAATACTACTGAATTTAAAGAAAATTATAAAAGAATTATGATAGAATTTGAAGAAAATCTTGATATGTATAATAAAACAGATTTAAAAAAGAAATTTAATGGAACACATGATGTATTTCAATTAGGTATGACAATGTTAATTTTAACTATTGAAAGAAAATTAGATTATGAAAAAAATAAATCATTAATAGAAAAATTAACTTCTTTAAAAGAACCTTTAACAGCAAAAGAAGCTATTTCATTATTTTAGAAAAATCAGTTAAAAATGGTGAAGGTGCTACAGGTCCTTTAGGAAAATCAGCAGCTGGAATAAAATCATAAGGTTCAGGATTATGAGAATCATGATTTGGATTATCATCTTTATGTCCTGGAACTAAATTTACATCTGGTCCATATACTGAAGGATAATCTACAGCCTTTGTTTCTGATGTTGCTTTAGGTTGGTCTTTTTCTTTTTCAGCTTCTGAAAGAATATGTGTTTGTGGTCCTCTTAATTGATTAGTATTAGTATTTGTAGATTCAGTTTTTTTAGATTCAGGTTTTTTATGTACTGAATCCCAAGTAGTTGCAGTTTTATGATGTTCTAATTTTTTTTGGACATCTGAATTACTCATATGTTCTAATGTAGATGAACAACATAAATATAATAAAGCAATAATACCTATAATTAAATATGGATCAACATTAAATTTCATTCTTATAATAATAAATGAGAAAAACACGTAGACGACAAAATCTTAGAAAAACTTATAAACGTAAACGTGGTGGTATGTTACCATTACCAAATGATGCAGCTTTAAGAGTATCTGTTCCAGAAAATTCTGATAATTTACTACTTTCAGGTGGTAAACGTAGAAGACGTAAATGAATAATATTTTAGAATATTTATCAAATAATCCTGTTGATTTAATATATTTTGGAATAGGTACTGTTTTTAGACATACTGATTTAGATAAACTTACTCCTGTATTTGATCAAGTTTATCCAAGTTTTTTAAGAGAATGGACTGGTTCATTTAAAGCAATACATTATGATCCAAGATTTTCAGATACTAGAAATTTTACACAAATTTATTTTGAATCCTTAGGTTTTTATAAACAAAATAATTCATGGATTTCTTATGATGGTAAAAAAGAATTTATTATTTTGGAAGAACAAATTGAACATGATCATGAATTTTTTAAAAATTTATCACAAATATGTATGCCAAGAAAATTAATTGTTCAAGAATTTACAGGAAGATTTTTAAATGAATTATTTATTCAAATTTATTATTCTTTTCCTTTACATGAAAGACCTACATTTAGAAAAAATGTAATTTTTGATATGACATGTGGAGATGGATCATGTATGACAGATATGTCTGTGACATATCCTATGTTAGATTCTAATGGAGATTTTTTAAATTTTATGTTAATTCCTCCTGAAGATTTTGAAAAAAATATTAATAAAGATCCAAAATTAAATTTATTAATTAAAGATTATTATAAAAAAGAATATAAGAAACTTTTGAATGAACAACATACAAATTATAGAAGAAGAATTCAAGGTAATACTTGTTTATTTCATAATCCAGAATATGAATTTAATTCTGATCCAAATATAATTTTTAATGTTTTAATTAAAAATTTAAATAGAGTTACAAATCTACTTAAAAAATTTGATTTCCCAGAAGAAAAATATAATAATTTAATAAATAATTATCAAGATTATGATGTTTATAAATGGTATAGTTTAATGAATTCTTTAGTTTAATTACAAATCTTCAGCAACAATTTCTTCTTCAAATATTTCATCTAATTCTTCTTTAGGAACACGAATTCCTGCTTTTTTAAGTCTTTCAATTCTCAAATTAGTAATTTCAAGTGTATCAGAAATAAGAGCAAGAGTTTCACCACATTTTTGTCCTGGAGGATATCTAATTAGAACATAAGGTTGTAATTCAGGAATTTGTGCAGTTCCTTGTGCTGTTTGTTTAATTAGATCATGTAAAGCCATATTACCAGGTGTATGAACTTGTACTAATCTTCCATCTACAAGACGAACTTCTAGATTTCCATGTGCTTTTTCAACTTTCCCAAGAAATATTTCATAATTTTTCAAAGCATCTTTTGTAGCTTTATTACCAAGTAGATTTTTCTTATTCATGAATTCTGTAGTTAATTCATGAATAATTTCTTCAATATCTTCTTCATTTTTTTCAATTGAACGACTTTTTGCAGATTTTTTTACTTGTTTTTTCTTAGATTGATCTGCACTACCTCTAACCATTTTTTATGAATCTTTTATTAATATTAATAGATAAACAATTAAATCCATTTTATTTATTTCATACGTTGAACTGGCATAAAATCTGGTTTAAATTTATCAAGTGCAGCATTAGATGCTTCAATACCTTCCCATTGAGGATGCATAGCATCATATTTTTTTTGTATATCATATTTTGGATGAAATTCTAAAAATCCTGAAGCAGGTCCACCACTAGTAGGAAAAGGTATACCTAAATCAATATTTGATGAAGGATTTTTTTGACCACCTAAAGCTATAATATAACCATCCCAACTTTTCTGCATTTACTTTCTACGACGGTGAGTTTTTCTTCGCCGGCGACCTGCAGTTGAAGATTTTCTTGATGAAGAAGTAGAAACAGGTCCTAATTTTTCTTCAAGTTTTCCTATAACTTCTTTTTTACGAGAACTAGCTAAATCTCCTAATCTTTGAGCTTCAGCTTCATCTTCTTTACGTTTTCCAATCATAAATGCAGCTTCACCAGATGTTGGTGTTGAAGCAGAAAAACCATCACCACCTTTTTTACTATATTTGCGACGTCTACTTCCTTTATAACCCATCTTTTATTTTTAACGCGTATAAAATAAGATGAGTCAGTTAGATAGTCTATTAGAAAAACCAAATATTATAATTTATTTTTTTATGAATGGTTGTCCTTATTGTGAAAAAACTAAACCTGTGTGGGATGAATTTAAATCTAAGCAAAAAGGGTTTGAATTTGCTGAGATTGAATCTGATCAAATCCCTGATAGTAAAAAAAATGAATTAGGTATTTCTGGATTTCCACATTTTTTAATGATTAAAAATAAAAAAAGAAAAGCTGTTTCTGGTTCTAAATCTACTTTAAAAGAATTAAAAGATGCATTTAGTTTAGGTTCTTTTAATGGGGGGCGTTCCCGTAGGTTTAGACGTCGAGTTAGGAAGACCTTGAGACGTCGCAGAACCTGATGCTACAACATAAGTTTCAGATTTTTCTTTAGCATTTCTTGCAGGAAAAGCAGATGAGAAATCAGGTTCATCAATTCCTTTAGATAAAAACTTTAAGAAACCATCTTGATCATTAGGAATTTTTGCAGATTGTAAAGTATGAAAAGTTTTCATTGCTTGAGCCATATCAAATCTATCAGAAGTATCCATATATATGTCACTCGTATGTTGAAAAGATTTTTCTATTTCACGTTTAACTTTATTTGATGTTATAGGTGCAGCATCAGGACGATTAGGACTATCTTGTATTTCTGTTAATAAAGGATTCATAAAAGGATTTTCTGGTGTAGGTCTAGTAAATTTTTCTAATGCAGCAGCAGCAGCTTTAAATGCTTCTAAAGTCCGAACCTTAGGAAATACTTTTTCAACTAATACAGTTAATACAAGAACTATAGGAACAGCAATTAAATATTTCATATCCGAAAATAAAGCCATTAATACAGAAAAATACGTAGTAAATCTAACTATTGCATTTAAAGATGTTGGAATATCCATATAAGACATTGGAACAAATTTAAACCATGTATCTTTCGAAAATAGAATTGATGGGTCATTAATCCATAAAGGTTCTAGCATCTTTGTTTATTGTTTAGTTTTATTTTCCTGTACTTTGCGTCTCATTCTAGCAATCATTCTTGCTCGACGAGCTTCAGGTGTATTTCCAAGTATAGCAGCTGATGGAACATCAGCTTTACGTCCTCCAAGCATATCATTAAACATATCACCAAAAGCTTCTTGAACTTTCATTTTAATGTTCTCAATATCTCGAACTAATTGTTCTTTAGTAAAATCACCTCTACGTAATCTTGTATCTAATTCATCTTTAACCTTTTTCATAATAGTTTCCATAATTTTATTTGAAGGTTCTTGAATAGATTTCAACATATCTTCAGGATTATCAAAATCAATACCTAAAGAAGAAATATCAATAGTTTCTACTAAACTTGTTACTACTTTAGCAAGTCTAGTTGTCATTACAAATTCTAAAATTTCTGAAACTTTAGTTCTTGATTCTTCAGTTCCTAAAACTTTATCTAATTCATTTTCATTACCATTACCAAAAGAATCTTTAAATGTTTCTAAAAGTTTTGAAAGTTTAGTTTTCATATCTCCACTTAAAAATGCAGAAAAAGAACATGATTGAATATGTTTCCAATATATATCAAGTTTTGAAGAAACTCTTAACATAGGTGATAAATCTTTTTCAAACATTTCAAATGGTTCTTCAAATAAAGTTTTATCTCTCTGAAGAACTTTTAAAATTTTAGGTGTTACAAATTCTTCAAAATCTCCAATATCACTTTGTTGAAATTTAAATTCTTCAGAAGGAAAATCAGTTCTTAAATCATTAAGAAATGCTTTAAATGACTTTTTAGGATCCATTTTATATTAATATGATATAAAGACTTTAAGTTACTTATTTCCACCACGATGTGCCATTACATTTTTATCATTTTGTGTTAAACATACATATCCTACATCAGTAGAAAATGTAGCTGGACCACATTTAGAACTCACTTCATTATTAACTAAAAACATTAATTTATTTTCTTCTAAAGATTGATTTTGAGGTTTAGAACTTACAGGCATATGTTCAGATGACATCCATCCTCCCATAGCAGTATCATATGGACCCATAGCAGGACCATCTAAAGGTAAACCAACACTTTTTTGCATAAAATGTTCCATTCTTGAAGCTCCAAAAAATCCCATAACAACAACACTTGCAAAAAGTAATAAAGTAAATTCAGTCTTTGACATCATTTTCTTTATACACCGAAATTTTTATGCTCCAGCAGCTGCTAATGATGAAGCTAAAACTAAAACAATTGCTAGAATTTCAGGTTGAAATAATGCTAAAATTACAGAAATAATTAACATTGCGTATACAAATCCTTTAATTATTGTTAAACATAATGAAACAAATCCTTCTATAAATGATACTGCAGTTACACCTATAAATGCAGCAATATAACCTTCTCCTACCATACGACGAATTAAATCTTGAATTTTATTTAAATAATATACAAACATACTTAGAGGACCAGAAATCTTACCTACAGTTGTTGTTGTAAAACTCATAACAAATCCACGCATCATAGAAAACATTTGACGAAATGCTGTAAGAGGATTACTTAATGCTCCAAGAGTTTCACCTATAATAGAAAATTGACTATTTAATCCATCATTCATTTGACCAACAACAGAAGAACTCATCATAGCCATACAATGTTCAAAATTATCTCCAACAGCTTTTATACCACCTGGATCTTGAACTATAAATGCCATAGGCATATATAAAGGATTACATCTATATGCAGACCAATCATCTCGAATTTTATGAATATTTTGTTCAGTTATAAAATACATAATACTTCCTAAGGCTATTAAATTAATTGCAATAAAGATATACATCTCCTTTATAAAATACGAACAGTTTCTCCAATAGGACCATTCCACACAGCTTGACCAGTTTGTGCACCAGCATAAAAAGCATAAATTAAAGAAGCAAATACACCTACAATTCTTCCCATTAAAGTTTGTATACGTATCATTAAATATTGCATTGAACCCATTAAATTAGCAATTTTTCCAAATACCATTTGAAATACCATCATAAATCCACCACGTGTAGAACCCATCATACCACGCATATCAGACATTGATGAACCTATAGAACCTAATGTTTCAGAAACTAAAGACATTTGTGAATTCATTCCATCCATAGATAATCCTGCATAAGTTTGAAATGATGATGTTACACATGAAGTAAAATTACCAAAAGTATCTTGACCTATATATCCTGCTAAAGGCATATATATAGGATTACATCTTAATGATGACCAATTATCTATTAAATATTTTTTATTCATTTCACCTACATAATATGAAGTTGCAACAAATGTTGTTATGGTAGCAATTATAAAACCAATCCATTCTTTCATATGTGATTCCATTATTATTTATACTGGAAAACCAGTTTTCAATAATAAAACTAAAATCATTATCGTACATAAGAACATAATTATCCATAAAGACATAATGCCTAATAGATAAGGATATAGATAAGAAAAAACTTTATCTAAAAGTGGTTTTAAAATATTATTTTCGAGGAAGGATTGAATTTCGGGGGATGATAAAAAGTTCGAGATTGAATTTTTCATTGTGTTTTTTGTCTTCGTTTGAAGATAAACAAATGACCGGAAAAAACCTTGATACTGGCAAGCTAATGAAATTTGCTCCTTGGATTCTTGGTGCTGCCGCCGTCCTATACTTAATGAACATGTATAGTGGTCAAAAAAGTTTAACTGGTGAAACTATGATGGATAAATTAGATAGTGCTATGACTCCTAGTGGTCCTATGTCTGAACAAGGTCCATTCTCACCTAAAACTATGGCAGTAGGTTCTAATGCTCAACCTACTGAATCTATGCAACATCGTAAATCTACTGGTCAATCTACTTATTCTGAAACTACTTTAAGTGCTGCTGAACTTCTTCCTAAAGGTGAAATTGGTGCTGCATGGGCAGCTGTCAACCCATCAGCAACTGATGACTTAAAAGGACAAAATTTCTTACAAGCAGGTTATCACACTAATACCGCTTTAGCTGGTGTAGCACAAACTAATAGAAATGCATCATGGGATGTAAGATCTGAAAACCCTAATCCTCAAGGTTCTGTAGGTCCATTCTTAAATACTACTATTGAACCTAATCCTTTTAAACGTGGACTTGAAGCTTAATTCATTCTAATAAATATTATATAATAATAATGATACCTGTTGCAATTGGAGCAACTGTTTTAGCTTTAATGTATACTACTGGACCACAAAATAATGTAGAAGTTCAAGCTTCTGATGGTAAAAAATATAAGGTTCAAAATTTACCAGATAAAAAAGAAGCTGCAGAACTTATGTCTCAAATTACTATAAATTTAAAAAAATTAATTGAACATGTAAAACAATATCATGAAGAACCTTATAAACGTCTAGTTGAAAAATTTAATCCAGATGTTTTAGAAGAAAATGATTTAGGTGCACATTCAACATCATATTCAGAAAATAAAGGTGAAAAAATTGTAGTATGTTTACGTGATAAAACTACAGCACCATTTCCTTTAATTGAATTAAATATTGTTATGTTTGTTTTAATACATGAAATGGCACATTTAATGACATATTCTGTAGGACATACACCAGAATTTTGGACAAATTTTAGAAAACTTTTACATGATGGAATAGAATGTGGAGTTTATAAACCAGAAAATTATACAAAAAATCCTGTTAATTATTGTGGTATGATTATATCAGAATCACCAATATAGTTACCATGTAATAAGAATAGATTTTTGAGGTAATGGCATAACTGGATGATGATATTCATTGATTTCAATATTGACATCAATAAATATTTCACGTAATTTTTCAATTACAATATCAATTTGACTTTCATGAATATCAGTAATATCATATTTTTTTCCACCTTGAGTTGCCATATTTAGAATAGAATTTGTATATCTTTTTATAAGAAATTTCAAAGGATCAGTTTTACGTTCATTATCATTATTAACTTTCAAATTTCTTAGATATTCAGTAGTATACATTTTTGTTATATAAAATAAAAATGAAGTATTAAAATCCATTTTAATAATTAATAAATTCTAGGTGGTGTTTTTACATATTCAAGATGTGGAAGTAAATCTTCACTCAAATTATGCCATGTTAGTTTTGGTCTTTCATAAGGCATTTCAATTTTTATTTCTTTTTGAGAATTTTGAGGAATTTCATGTGTATCACATATTTTACAATAAGGTGATATACATGGTAATCTTGGTGCAGTAGCACGTGTAGGAGAATTAATAAAACAAGTTTTAGAATTATGTATAAACATTGTAGTTTAAGATATTTTTATTATTAGAAAATTAATTCCATTTTTTATCTTATAATTATCTTATAATTCTTTCCATCCTTTTAATTTTCCATTTAAAAGAATATTTACAAAATCATGAATAATAAATTCCATATCTTTTAATCCTATCTTATCATTAATTTCTAAAAGAATAGGATTTTTATTTTCAAACATTATATCGGCACCAAATAAATAATAAGAATTTTTAGATTTCCATCCAGGTTTTAATTTTAATTCTGAAAATACTTTTTTTAAAAAACTTAAAGAAACTTTTTTAGTCCATCCATCGGGAAGAACATCAGGATAAAATAGAGAAAAGTCAGAATTATAATGTGTATCATGAATATCTTTATTTTCAAAATTATTTTGAATAAAAGGTTTTTTAGCAACATAATATGGACATCTTGAATAAATAAATTTACGATCATCAATAACTAAAATTGGTAATCTTAAATGAAACTTATGACCTTGTATTAAAGCAGGTTCCATAATATAATCTTGTAATAAATATCTATATGAATATACACTTTTATCATATCTTAAATTTTTTAGAACTTCTTGTTTATTTTCAACTAAATAAATACCTTTGCCTGCATATCCACCTTCTGGTTTCATAATTTTAATTCCTGTAAATTCTGGAACTCTATCTTCTAATTTCCATCCTGCTTCTCCATATAATGATATTATTTCAAAAGGTTTAATAAATTTTTCTTCAGCAAATAATTTATGTAATTCAATCTTATTTGTTAAGGGACTATCTTTAATTAAATTAGTTAATAAAGAATTTTTTAAATTTATTTTATTTTTCCAATATGCAGCTTTACCTGAAAGAAATACAAAATCTACAGGTAATTCTCCTTCTTTATAATCATATTTTTCTAATTCTTTTTTTAATGTATTAGTAAATTCTGGTTCATCTGTTCTGATATAAAAAGTCATTTAATTAATAAGGAGATGATAAAAACAACAATTTTATTCAATGATAAAAAATATCCAGTAGAATTTTTTAATGATGATACTATTGAAATAGTTCAACAACAAATTTCTCGTTCAATTGATATACATCCAGATAGATTATATATTTTAGTTGGTTTAAATTTAACTAAAAATTATTATTCAAGAGATCCACGTAATTGGGAAAAATTATTTGAAAGACTTTCTTTAGATGGAAAAAATGTTCTTCCTGAAACATTTAAAGCTTATTGTGAAGAAATACATATACCTAATTTAGATGAACCTTATCAAAAATATGATCGTGAAGAATGGATGCAATATTCAGGTAAATTAAGAGAAAAAACTAAAGATTTTATTGAATATAGAATTTTAGGTGTAGAATCAATAAAATCTTATTGTTTACCCTTAGATTTTTCTTCTATTGCTCAAAAAATATCTGCAGCACAATTACCTATTCCAGAAATTCAAAAATTATTTTTAAGTTTATATGGAGATTTAGATATTGCTGGATTTATAGTTAAAGAAAATGATATTGAAAGTCCTTATTTACCTTTATTTAGAAAAGTATCACCACAAAGATTAACAGAATTACAAATTAAATCTCTTGAAGATAATTCTAAACATTTAAATGATCTTTTAAAATTAGAATGTCCAAAACCAGAAAAAGTTATAATTTTAAAAGCTTCATGGAGTATTGATTTAGTTGATACAAATTTTGGTGATGCAGTAAGAACAAGATTTGAACAAATTTTTTATGGTTTAACTATGTCATCTGAAATTCCTTCAGTAACTTTATGGACATCAGCAAATGAAGTATCAAGACATAAATTTTTTAAAGAATCTAAAAATATTCCTTTTATAGATATTCCTATGTGGAAAAGATGGTTTTCAAAAACTAAACCTATTCGTCCTAGACCTACCTTAGTTTTATATAGAGGAACAACAAGAGAAAATTTTGATAGAATTGCTATAACTTCATTAGATATTAAATTCACATCTTATAGAGATAATAATAATCAAGATTCTTTAAAAGTTTTACAAGAAAAATTATTAAAATGGTTTTTAACTTTTGATGCTTTAATTCCTTTTACAAAAGAATCAGATTATGCTTTATGTAGATTAGAATTACAAGAAATTAAATTTGAAGCTATATATTCAAAAACTATTTTAAAATTTGATACTTCTCGTATGAATTGTTTAACTGGTATATTTGAAGAATCTAAAAAAAATAAATCAATATTTAGATTTTTAAGATCTGATCATTTAGAAGATGATTTAAATCCTAGAGATTTGAAAATTATGAATTTATTAAAAGAAAATCAACAATTAACTGCTGATGATATAGAAAAAGAATTAAAAATATCTTTATATGATGCTACAATTGCATTAGATAATATTAGAAGAAAAATTGAAGAAGATCCTGAACTTTTAGATTCAAAAGAACATCATAAATTTCCTAAGGTTGAAATTAGAGAAAAAAGTTTAATTATTGCTTATGTTAGTGAATTAGATAGATATTTAAATTATTCTAATATTTTACGTTATATTCTTTCTAATCCTGAATCTGCAGAAATAAATAAAATATGTCCAAAAAAATTAGAAGTATCTGATTCTACATTTTCTATAAGTGCAATTGAACAAATTGATGATTCTGATTTATTTGATTTTCTTGAAAAAGAACCTCCAAAGAAAAAAGAAGAACAAAAAGAAATTAAAAGTTCATCAGGCTATTCATATTTCTATGATAGATTAAAATCAAAAAATATAGAACTTTCAGCAAATTATACTAAAAAATGTGAAAAACAACATCAACCTACTGTATTTACTGATGAAGATTTAGCAGAACTTTCTGGAACACCATATGATCCAGAAAAATATAAGGATGAATTAAAATTAGAAATTGAAGGTGGTTTAACTATATGTCCAGAATATTGGTGTATGACAGATGAAATACCTTTACAAAAAACACAATTAGAAGAATTAAAAGGTGAACTTGTATGTCCAATATGTCATGGAAAAATAAGAAAATATAATGATAAAAAATCAGATATAATTGATTATCCTGTAATTGAAAGAAAAACAGGATATATTTATCCAGGATTTCCTAAAGGAGATACATTAAAAAATATGCCATGTTGTTATACAACACCATATCAAAAAACTCTTGAAAAAACTTCAGAAGATACTGGAAAATATTATATTATGAATGAAGAAAAAAGTCCATCATCATTACGTCTTGCTTACATAAGCAAAGAAATTTTAAAATCTTTATTTATTGATGAACGTTATGAACTTGCAAAATCTTCAGTTAATCGTATTCAATCAGGAATGTCAGGTTTTTTTCGTGTAGGTATGAAAAGACCATCTGAAGATTTACCTCCTTTATTAAGATTAACAAAACCTGTTATATCACCTAGATTTTCGATACAATGTATATTAAAATGTTCTTTTATTACTATGTGGTCTAAAGTATCTGATAAATATTCAAATGAAATTGAAAAAGAACTTACAATGAAACCATTTTCTGATAATGAAAAAGCAAAGAAAAAAATGGCACAAATTATTTCTAGTATATCTGAAGATTTTGAAGATGGATTATTAAATCAAAATTATGAATTAGAATATTCTGCAATTATTTTAAAAGTAGATTTATTTAGAATTGATTTAACAACACAAACATTTTCTTGTACTTTTTTTGCTCCATTAACACAAAATAGAACACGTGGATTAATTGTTTTACAAACTGCAGATACTATCGATTGTTTATCATATGTTTCAAGAATAGGAAAAAAATTAAAATTTTTCTCAAATATTTTTGAAGAACCTTTTACAGAAAAAACAATTAAAGAATTATTTTTATTAAGAAATAAAGCTTGTAATTTAACAGATTTTCCAAGTTATAATCAAACTATTGGTGAATTATATAAAAAAAATATTGAAAATTATTTTATTATTTTAGATTCTTTTTCAAGAGCACAAGCATTTTATAAACCTGGTGAATTTATTTTACCTTTTAAAAGTGTAGCATTTCCACGCTTACAAAAAAATACTATAAATGGATATTCAGATATACAAAAAAAAGATATTCCTTCATATGAACAAACGTTAAAAAACTTAAAAGAATTTAATAAATTATATGAATATTCAGAAGATATTTATGATTCACAAGGAAATATAGTTGAAATAATGACAAAATCAGGATTACGTATTCCTGTAAAACCATTGAAGAAAGATAATGGAAAACAAAATTCAGAAGTATATTCTACAATTAATGAAATACAAGAAACAGATTTAACATTTGGTGATCCATCAAAAGAAGATCTTGAAACTTATAAGAAAATTTCTTATAAAGCGGAAATACATGAATTTTTAATTTTTCAATTATCTAAAGATTTAGAAAGTTTACCAGAATTAAAATATGTTTTATTAGAAACACCTAAATCTAAAAAAGTAGAAATTCTTTTACATTCATGGTTTTCAGATATAACTGAATTTATGAGTATTAATAAACCTATTGAATTTCTTTCAAAAATTCGTAAACCTTGTGGACAATTAAAAGAAGATAGTTGTAAAAATGCACATATGTGTGCATGGACGGAAAATAAATGTAAAGTTCAAATACGTGATGAATTTTCTGAAGATAAAGTTTTTAAGAAATTATTAAGTACACTTTCTGAGAATTCTAAAATACGTGCTTTAGTTTTAGATGGTAGAGTTACTCCATTTTTTTCTACAATTCTTTATTTAGAACTTCCAAATGAAATTATGATGACAGATAATGATGTAAAACGATTTACACAAGGTGAACCTTAAAAGATTGAACAGGGATGACCGAGTGGTTAAGGTGGCAGGCTTAAGATCTGCTGGAGAAATCCGCGTGGGTTCGATCCCCACTCCCTGTATCCTCTACAGAAGTTAAAAACTTGACTTCTGTAGAATTTTTAATTTAAATGTAAAAAGGAATAATCCAAATTTACTGGGGTGTAGATGCAGTAGTTGTTACTGCAGACACGAAGAGAGACTGCAGAGGACTTGGGGAGAGATGGAATGGCCTTCTCATTGGTGAGGGAGTCACAACTGCCTTTGGAGAAAACACCAGTGCTAAGACTGGAGTTCGCACAGGTGTTGAAGGCAATGGTGGTAATGTTGATCTTGGCTCATCATAACGAGTTTCAGCAGCAATCCTATCAAGAAATCCAATGTGGTGGTCAAGGTTGTGATGTCTTGGATCTAGAGCAATGGCACCTGCAGGAAGAATGCGAGTGCGCTCAATACGTGGAGGAGTATTCATGTTGGGGTAAAGTTAATAAATAATTATTCTAAAGAAAAAATATCCATTTTCAATCACTAAACTATTTGTGAGTGAGACATGCAGGTCCATTACCCATTGCTCCCCAACAATACCAACAACCTTCTAATGTTTGATTACTAGAAGTTGATTGAGAAGGTTCAGGTTTGAACAGTTGTTTGTTGGGAAGTGTTTCATCATTATCTGTAAAATGTGTAGGCTTTGATGATTTTGATGGAGCATTAGGTGGAACTGCATAAGAACGCTTAAGACGCTGAGGAGTAGACATTTTTTGTCTAGTTAATTTAAAAAAATTCTAATTAAAAACTTTCCGTTTTTTAATACCTGATGTACTGCATAGCACTATCACTGAAATCAATTACATCATCTTGACTATGAAAATAGTAGATTTGTCTTTGACCATCATGAAATGTAATTTGCACAGGCCATAGATCAGGCTCTTCTGGATTGTAAACACATCTTGGAGTTTGGTAAAGAATATTTGTAATTTTTGAAAGGTCAATACAAGATTCACCAGACAAAGATGAGAACTCAAAGATTGAGCTGTGTGCACGCTTAGGCATTTTGGTTTGTTTCATATAAAAATTTATATAGTAAAAATAATTCCATTTTAATTCATTTTTATCAGAATGTTAAGCATTTAGTAGGACTTCACAAGCTAGTTTGATATTATCATTCGTAACTTTGTCATCCTCTAGAATATTCTTAAGCTCTGACATATCACAGCCTTCGCTAAACATACCAGTAAGTTTACCAGATAGTTTTGCTGCAATCTTTTTATAAATTTTATCTAGAATTTGATCTTTAGTTTCTTCTTGAGAGGATTCTTGAGAGGCTTCAGGAACAGGAGCAGCAGGGCTACTTTCTACATTGTTCTTGATAAATGCACAATTCTCTTTTAGATGAGTAAGTGCTTTACCCCTCTGTAGACAACCAATATGAGTACACATTGGTTTATGGGAGTATTTACACGTCTCATCAGAATGTGTGCACTTTTCATGAGAATTAAAGTAAACGCAAGGAATTTGCTTTGACTTTACAGGTTGTGCCATCTTTAGAAGATTTTTTAATATATTTAATCAATTTTATAAACAATCCGTTTTTATCTAATATCTACGTGCACCAAACATTGGTGGTGGTGTATTAATTCCAGATAAACACCATGATGCTGCTGCTAAAGAAACTGCCATTGATGCAACACCAGATAAACGATCATACCAACTAGAAAATCTACCAGTTAATTGACTATATAACGCAGATCCAAATGCATATAAAGCTAATACTAAAATTAAATAATGATACCACATTTATTTATCAAACATGAAAAATTATTAAGTGTCATATGACCTCTAATAATTTTTAATTAGTTTATAAGCAAGCGTGCACCACCATATTTTTTAAGAACATGGAAACTTTTTAAGCAGTCTTGAGGAAATGTACTTTGAGGAAACTTTGAAGATTGAGGTAGTTACTTCATTCTTGTCAGTTACACGAAGAAGCTTAGCAAGCTTGGCATCAGGAAGAATACGGCGCTTGAAAGTAGGGTCAAAGCAATTGTGAGACTTTACATATACTGAAATAAACTTAGTTACATCAGTTTGAGAACGTTGACTCTTAGAAGCAAGTCCCATAAATGCACAAAGTTCATCAGAAAGAGGGCGCATCTTTAGGAATGCATTCTTAGAACGGCGAAGTTCCCATGCTGCACGCTCTTCAGGGTTCAAGGTTTCAGGATCTACCTTGCGGCGGCGCTTAGATTCACGATGTTCACGCTTCATTGCCTTTGCTACTTCAAGAAGTTCATGAACTACAGAGCGAAGACGAGAAGATACATCAGAAGTTAGAGTCTTAAGAGTTTCTTGAACTGCAGTTAGGCGAGCATCAGCAGTAAGAGTTTCTTGGGATTCTACGGGGGCAGAAGCTGCAGCTACAGCAACAACAGGAGCAGGGGCGGCGGCCTTTACTTTAGGAGTCTTGGCAGCAACAGGGGCAGCAGGGGTGGCAGCAGCAGGAGTCTTGGGCATTTTTGTTTTAGTCTGAGGAACGGAAGTAGACATTTCAAACGCGGTTATACTTTGTATAATCATGACCTGTTTAAATCAGATTCGACCTCGCCGCCATAAACTTAAAAGAAAAATCATATTGTACCTTATGATTTCTTAAAATTCCAAAAATAGTTATTAAAAAAGGGATAAATCCTCTATAAAAATCAGCTTCAATTAAAATTGAGGTATGAACAAGCCATGTATAATAATTTTGCATTAAAGGATGTTTAGAAAATTTCCATTCACGAGAATCTAAAGTTATTCTTCTAGAAAGTTCAATAATATCAAATTCATTTAATAAAAAGAAATAAGATTCAGGAATATCTGCATATAAATTTTCATTTAAAATTTGTATAATTTGATAAAATAAAAATTTAATTTGATCACAATTTTTAAAATATTTTGGATCATGATATACTCCTAAACGAAGAAATTCACGTCTTGCTACAAGTTTTTTTAAACGTTTACGATCTTCTATTGTTAAAGGAACTTTTGTATATGGATTTGTTGGTTCTAAATTTTGTGAAGACCATTGATAAATTGTTCTAACATCAAACCAAAAAACTTTTCCACCTTCTAAAAATCCAAAATAATCTATAGGACTAACTTGATCTGCAGTAACAAGATCTTCTTCATTATGTCTTTCTTCTCTTTTTAAAACACCAGGACCACCTAATTTTAAACTATCACGAATAATCCATCCTCTAAATAAAGATTGAAATTTTATTAATTTATTATCTAAATCATTAACATCTATCCAAAACTTTTTAGTTTTTGAACGAATATGTAATCCACAAAAATTCAAATCTTTTAAAGCTTTTCTACAGCATCGTTTATCCGAGTTCTTATTTTTAGCTGATAAACACTGCATTTACTTAATATAGGTAATAGTTCTTGAAAACGGATTTACATGTTATCATCTATTAGATAATAAAAAGAGTTACCATGTCTGCAATTGCAATCCTAGATATTACCAAGATTGATTCAAACCTACTAACTGTAGGAGAAACTAAGAAAGGAAAAGGACTATCTGCACAACTAATGTATGAAGGACAAAGATGCTCACTACGTCTACCTAAAATGTCACTACCTGGTGGTCTACTTTCAAGAGTAGATGAAGCTTCAGGAACTGTAAGCCATTCCCTAATTGGATCTCTAAAAGGATGTCCAACTGATGGAAAAGCTCCAGCTGAAGGTGATGATGCAATGTCTAAAATGTATAATGTTCTACAAGGAGTTTCAAAGCTTCTAAAGAAATGGGCATTTGAAAACAGTCCAAAACTATTTGGAAAGAAAAGATCTGAAGAATCAATTAATGATAGTTTTAATGAACGTAGTATTATGAGTATTTCATGTGATAAAGTTGGTGATGAATATATTCCTAACAACAAATATCCACCCTCTTTTAGAGCAAAGGTTCCTGTATATGATGGAAAAATTAGTATGGAAGTAGTAGATCAAACTTCTAAGCCTATACATCTAACTGTTGAATCACTATCAAGCGTATTTCCTAAAGGAGTATCTGCTAATCTAATTGTCAATGGTTCTATCTATATTATTGGTCAATCTTTTGGTATTACTTGGCGTATTAGTATGGCTCAAGTATTTGCTCCAAATAGAGTAACTGCATCTTCAGTATTTGAAAATGTTCCTGATGAGGAAGATGAAGAAAATGAAGCTCCTGTAGAAGAATCTCAACCCCAATCCCAACCTCAACCTATGCCTGATCCGGCTGGTGGTTCTGCTGCTCCTCAAAGGAAGAGACGTTCAGCAGTAAATCCAGCTTAGACCAGACTTTAGATTTTGTGGGAGGATAATAAATTATAAATGAATCATCTATAAAAATTGGTTCTTTTAGAACTTTTTTTTTCATTTGACAACTTTTTGTTTGTGAAAAAGAAAGACTACATTGACATTCATAAACTGAAGGAAATTCTTTATAAATATATGTTGGTAAAACTAATCTTTCATGTCCTTTTAAAAGCATATCTATATCTGTAGAATCTTGATATGCTTCAGGAGATAATAAAGAATATAAAGTTGAACCTTGTTTCCATTCTTCTTGAAATAAAGTATTCCATGGATTATCAGAAAACCATAAAGTTCTAAATTCTGCATGATTTTCAGCAAGATGTTCAACAATACCTACACGTTCAGAATTATCATTATATAATGAAAAAACATGTAAATCTTGATATTGTGTATCTAAAGCACCACGAAAAAACTTTTGTTCTGGACGATCAGAATAAACCCATTCAGATGCTTCATGATCTTCATCTAATTCAATAATATCAGGAGATAAATCTTCATATATTAAAGATGGTTTCAATAATGAATACATCTTTAATGTTTAATTTTTTAAAATAAGTTATTTTTGCATATAAAACGTTGTCTTACCTTCATCAATAATTTTAAATCCTAAATTAGTATAACATTTTAAAGCAGGTTCATTATTTTTCAGAACTGTTAAAAAAATTGTTCCATTATATTTTTTAAGAACACATGTTAAAAATTTTGTGCATAATCCTTTACCACGATATTCAGGTTCAATAAAAACATTTTTTAAAGTATATGATTTTTCTTTTATTGAAATTGAACATCTAGCTATTTGTATGTCACCATCAAAATATCCATAATCTTTAATTATTTTTGTATTATTTAAAAGTTTACATTTCATTTGTTAATATTATCATTCAAATGAGAATTTTAATTCTACATGATGTTTAGAAAGTAAGTTTGAAGCTGAAGATGAAAGTTCATGTCTTTTTCTTGAAGTTTCTTGTGATTCAAGACGTAATTCCATATCTTGATGAATTTTTTCACGATGTTCTAAAATATAATTTAAAATACCATCTGTAATAATCCATTCAAAAAAATTTAATTGTCCTACAGTAGTTTCCATATCAGCAAATTTAATTCTTTTACATCTACAAAAAGGATCAAACATTTTTTTACTATATGCTTTTAAATGACTTTTATAAGAAGGATAAACTATTACATATTTTCCTTCAAACATAAATGCAGTATTAAATTTCTTTGCAAAATTTGTTACAAACCAATCAATTAATCTTAAAGAAATTGTAGAATTACCTGTAATAATTTCACGGATTTTTTCAAGATTTTCTTGATTTTGATAAAATTTTTCCAATCTATGTAATACCCATTGTTCTTGACTTTGTATCTCCATTTAATCTTTTAAAAATTCAATATGAAAACGGAATATCATAAATAACTTTTATTACAGATATTTATATTAGAACCATGTAGTTTACCTATGTCTTACCTAATAATATAAATGGATGATCAAATTAATTTTTTAATTGAAAAATATGGTAAAGGTGAACAAAGAACAGCAGAATGGTTTGCAACAAGAAGTAATAGAATTACAGCATCTGAATGTACAAAAGCTTTTTCTACAGCTACATTTTCACAACGTAAAGAATTAATTGAATCTAAATTAATTTCTAAACCTCAAGGAAATTCACAACCATATGCATGTGTATGGGGAACACATTTTGAACCTATAGCAAAACAAATTTATCAAGAAGAAATGAAAATTTCTGTTATTCAAGATTTAGCATGTGTAATTCATCCTTCTTATGAATTTCTAGGAGCTTCACCCGATGGTTTAATTCTAGATGGTGATCTTAAAGGTTATCTCTTAGAATTGAAATGTCCAATTTCACGTTCATTTGAAGAAGGTTCTATGATTCCTAATGAATATTATCATCAAATGCAAATGCAAATGGAATGTACTGGTCTTCAAAAATGTGTATATCTTGAAACTAAATTTAAACATGTTTCATATTCTGAATGGTCTGATTCAGAAAATAAAAAAGGTTGTTATGCAGAACGTCCTGGTGAAATTCTTTATGCCAATGGAAATGTAGAAGAATGGACTTCTAAATTAGAAGATCGTCTTTCATGGACTGTCCGATATTGGATTTTAGAAAAAACACGTTCATGTATTGTTGAAAAAGATAATCAATGGATTACAGATCATATTTTAGAATTTCAACAAACATGGAATGAAGTTCTAGAACATAGAAAAAATGGAACATTACCTCAAGAAAAATCAAAAGGGATTTTAGTACTTTAAACTTCAAAATATAAAATGAAATTAGGATTATGTATGATTGTTAAAAATGAATCACATATTATTCATGAAGTTCTTGAATGCACAAAAAATTTAATTGATACATGGTGTATTGTAGATACAGGTTCAACAGATAATACTATACAAATAATTAAAAATTTTTATGACATTCATAATATTGATGGAAAATTACATCAACGTGAATGGAAAGGTTTTGGTGATTCTAGATCTGAAGCTTTAAAATTATGTGATGGGGAAATGGATTATATTTTAATGATTGATGCAGATGATTTAATTTCTTATCCACCAAATTTTAAAACCTTTTTAAAAGGTGTATTTGAAGAGCATAAACCTAATGCTTTAAACATAAATATTAAACGTGGAAATATTGATTATCAAAGAACTCAATTTTTTAAAGCTAATGATGATTGGCGTTATGTTGGTGTTTTACATGAATATCCTACAAATGATAAAAAGGATAATAAATTTGCAAATCTTCCACCTGAAATTTATATGATTGGAAGAACTATGGGTTCAAGATCTATGCAAGAAGGAAATAAATATTTAAGAGATGCCGAAACTCTTCTTGCAGAAGTTTTAAAAGATCCTGAAAATGAACGTAATGTTTTTTATTTAGCTCAATCTTATCGTGATGGTGGAAATATTCCAGAAGCTATTAAATGGTATAAAAGAAGATATGAAATTGGTAAATGGAAAGAAGAACAATGTGTTGCTGCTATGAATTTATCAAGACTTCTACTTTCTAATGTAGAGGAATCTAAAGAATGGGCATGGAAAGCACATGAATGTAGTCCAGGAAGATCTGAATCTCTAGTTTCATATGCTGGATTTTGTAGATCAAAAAATTTATTTTCACAAGAATTATTTGCAATGATTTTATATGCTTCTCAAATTCCTAAACCTAATCAACAAGTTTTATTTGTTGAATCTGATGTTTATGATTGGAGAGTATGGGATGAATTATGTATTATTAGTTGTTTTACTGGACATGCAGATGTTGCTAAAAAGGCTTGTCTAAAACTCTTACATGAAGAAAAATATCCTGCAGATCAAAAGTCACGTATTGAAGATAATTTAAAAGCCATTCTAAATGCAGAAAATAAAAAGTAATTTAATATATTATATTTTATAAGTGAGCATCATACATATTTACTCTAAATGGTGTTGGAACTCCTGCTATAGGTGCATCAAATTCTTTTTCAGGTATAGCATGATTAGTTTTTTGTTTAAATGATGAATTAACTAAAGCATCTGTTCGTCGTCTACTTGAAGTATCTTCAAATCTAGAAAAATGTTCAAAAGAACTTCGAAATAATAATAAAGCTAAACCAAGAAAAATCCAAGGAATATAATCCCATCCTGTCATTTATACTTAAAACGGAAAGAGTTTTACTGTAATTAAAATAAAACAAAACAAATAAGATGGAAGAAAAAGCTCTTGAAACTTTAAAAGCAATGCTTATTTCTCGTCAAAAAAAAGTTGAACAAATTGAAACATTAGGCAATTCATTAGATGATACACGTATGTATAATCTTGGTGGTGTACTTATAATCTTTAGTGATAAAGGTAGAATGACAGATGGAGTTTTGAAATCTTATATACAATTTTGTGAAGATAATTCTTATACTAATGGTCTAATAATTATTCTTGCTACATCACCATCCGATAATATTTTAGAAATTATTAGAACTCATAATTCTAATCCAAAAAATCAATTAATGCAAATCTTTAATATTCGTTATCTTCAATTTGATATTTCTACACATCGTAAAGTTCCTCATCATAGAATAATGGATGATGAAGAAATTGATAAATTACAAAAGAAAATGAGTCTTACAGATTTGAAATTGCAATTACCATGGATAGATTCACAAGATGCTATGGCAAAATGGTTAGGTGCAAGAACAGGTGATATTATAGAAATTTCTAGATTATCTGAATCTGCAGGTGATTCTAAATATTATAGATATTGTGTATCAAATGTTTTGGAAACTTAATAATAAAATGGAACCTCAACAGAAATTATATGAAAATTTTTCTTTACCAATTTCAGGAACTAATGGATTGTGGACAATTGGAGGTTTGGTAATTCTGGCAAGTTTGTTGACGGCGCTATAAAAATTAATAATATTAATATTAATATAGCACCAAATAAATACCATAAATATTGAGTAAATTCAGTTTGTATAGAATCTAATTTTGAATTTTCTTTATTTAAAATATCTTTTAAAGTTTTTGCTTTTTTTTGTGAATTTTGTATTTCTTGATATTCTTTTTGATAAGCAATAATTTCATCATTTAATTTTTGTAAAGTTGTTGTATCAAATTTAGTTTGTGTTTCACTTATAAATTTAGTTACTAAATCTGATAAAGATTTATTTGTATCAAGAACTTGTTGAATTTTAGAAGTATCATAAACAGCTTCAGTTAAATAATTAATATATTGAGTTTTTAAGTCATCATATTCTGATTTAAAAACTTGAAGGTCTTCTTCTCGTTGATTTTGATATTTCTGTATATCCATTTATTTTATTACAATAATAATAAAATGCCTAATGTAAATTCTAATGGAAAATTTGGAACTTCAATGGATCATTCACAGATTCTTGAAATCCGTAAAGCTGCTAGATTAACTACATTTACTTATGAAGTAAATCCTACAAATTCTCCTGAAGTTAAACAAAATTTTGGTAGAGATTATCGTAATCGTGGATTTACATCTGGTGTTGTATCAGTTTATATGCAAAAAGGTTTAAGACCTATATTTAATAGAGCAGCAGGTGGTAATGCTTCTTAAATTTTAATTTATATCATTTTAAATAATGGATTACTCTATATTAACAGACCGTTTAAATAATTTAATATCATCAGAAACTGGAAAAACAGATTGGAAAAATATTTCAGGTGGATTAGAAAAAGTTTCAGAATCTTCTATGGGTGCTGTATGGGGTATAAATCAAGGTTCTTTATATGTATGTTTATCACCATGTAATGGTAATTGGGTTTTACAAGATTCTAATGTATTAGATTTTACTTTAGATGATTCATTAATTTATATTTTAAAATCAGGTTCATTAAATACTAAAAATGCAAATAATTCAGGTGAAGTACTTTCTATACCTATGACTTTAAATCTTACAAAAATTTTTAATACTTCATCATATATTTGGGGACAAGATTCAGCAGGAAAAAAATATAAATTAGCTAAACCTGGAACTACTTCTAATTGGGTTCAATCTCAAGATACTTCTGGTGTTTTAATTACATCTGCTTCACCAAGTGCATTATATGGTATAGATTCTAAAGGTGCAGCATTTAAAACTGATGAATCTTTACAATCTTCTTGGTCACCTATACCACAATTTAAAGGTATGCTTACAGGTATATTAGGTGATGCTAATCCTACTTTATATGCAACAGATGGACAAGAATTACAACAATGTGAAGGAGAACTATGTGAAACTTTACCAGTACCAAATCCTATTAGAAATCTTTCACCTAATTCTAAAAATTTATGGATGACTTCACCTTCACAAGGAAATTTAGGAAATATTTATGTTAAAGATTTAACTTCAAGTTTAATTGATGATACTCAACCTATAGATGAATTAAGAGATTCTATAGTTCAAGATTCTCAAACAAATTATAATATTTCAACTTATTCTACTATATTATCAAATCAAGCATCACAAATACAAAAAATGTTTACTGAATTATTATCTATTAAAAAAATTGATACAACTCCTTTAGAAAGTAGTGTTAATGGAACACAAGGAAGACTTAGTTTATTAACAAAAGCTTTACCTATTTTATTACAAAGTTTAGTAATAATTGTTTTATTAATTATAGTGTATTTATGTAGTGGTATTTTAGGATTTACAACACATTATGTTGCTCTTATAGTTTTCGTAGGAGGAATTTATTTTATATTAAATTTAAATAATGGCATGTGATGTTAAATGTCAAAATGAAAAAAAATTAAAAACTTTACAAGGCGCTTATATGGCAGCATCTTCTAAAGCTGGTATAGATCCTGAAGGATATGAAAGAGCTAAAATTGCATATTTTTCATTAAGAGATGGTCCTGAATGGTTAAAAAATTATAATCAACAAAAAATTGAACAAGCAGATGAACAAGTAAGAAGAAGACAAAAACAAATTGATGATCATTCACCACAAGATTATGGTCCTACAACTGAAGATTCATATGAATTTACAAGATTTATACAAAAAAAACAAGATGATTCAGATGTTAAATGGAGAACATTTGAATTAAGTCAACAAGGATGGTCATTTTCATGGGATAATATACAATTAGGATTAATTATTTTTCTTGTATTATATTGCATATATCAATTTTTTCTAAAGTATCCTAAAATCTTGAATTATTTTGGGGGAAATTCATAATGGAGTTCTCTGAACTTTTTCTTGTAGCGTGTTTATTACTAGCTTTTTATTCAGTATGTTTATGGTCTGGAGGTCAAGAACATTTTGAACAAAATTCAGAAAAAGTTGAACCATATGATTCTTTATATGCTAGTATTTATAAAGATCTTTGGCATTCACATGATTTAAATTTTGAACGTGTTTCTATTCAAGATATTGCTTTAGCTGGTCAACCTCAAGCTACAATAAAAATATTAGATATGGCTTGTGGTATATCTCCACATGCATGTTGGTTTAAAAATTTAGGTGTTGATTTTGTAGGAGTAGATAAATCTGCAGATATGTTAACACAAGCTGAAAAAGATTGTCCATCAGCAAAATTTAAAAAAGCTGATATTACTAATCCATCAGAATTTCCACAAAAATCTTTTTCTACATGTTTACTTACAGGTTTTGCAATTTATGAATTTCCTAATCCTAAAGTTATTTTTGATAATGCATTTGTATGGTTACATCCTGAAGGTGTATTAGTTGTTCATTTAGTAGATCCAGATAAATTTGATCCAATATTAAATTTAGCTTCACCATTTGCTGCATTTTCTTTACAAAAATATTCATTAGAAAGACAAACTAAATCTGAAATTTATTTTTCAAAATTTAAATATATTGGTGATTTTCAAAAAAAGAAAGATCATGATGATGCTCAATTTAAAGAAACTTTTGTATATTTTAAACCTGAAGATAATAAAGGAATAAAATATCGTGAACAAATTCGTGATTGGAATATGCCTTCAGTTGAAAGAATAATTGAAATTGCTAAAACTTCTGGATTTCGTTTAAAAGAAAAAGTTTCTTTAACACCAGCATCAAAAGAATATCAATACTTAGTATATTTTACAAAGTAAATTATAAAATGTCTACAATAAAATTTAAAAAAGATTTTAGAAATTTACCTTTATCTTCTAAAGAAGAACCTAATCATATTCAACAAGGTTTAGAAAAACTTCAAGCAAGAAGAGGGAAAGTTCTTGCATATGATGAGAAAGAAGCTAGACCAAAAGATTTAAATGGTCAAGTATTAAAACAAGGTGGAAAAAAAACTAAGAAGCGTTCTTATAATAAACGTAAAACTCAACGTAAAAGATAATGATTGAAGATTCAAGAACTGTTGTAGATTTCCAGAAATTTACATTTTCTGGACATTTAAGAACACATGTATTTAAAGTTTTAGATGAAAATATTAAATTAGGTCATGCAGATTATACATGTTATTGGATCTTAGAATTAATGTGTTCTGGTTTAACACATTCATGTTGGAATACTTTATTTCTTTCAGCTGCATTACATATTAATCGTGGAGCTCCACAAACTTTTCTTTATTTAACTAGAATGTATGAAAGATTTGCTCCATTAGAACAACAATATTCTTTAATGACTATGACAGATATTAGAAATAATTCTGAAGCTAGACAAATTTTATGTGAAGTTGGTGCATGTCTTGCTTTAACTAGAAAAGCTAAATTACCTACTTTACCAAGAATACGTCCTGAACATGATTTTACACCTGTAGTTATACAAGAATCTTTAAAAGCACCATCATCAATTTATGCTAGACCTATAATGAAACAAGAAGATCCTATGGAATTATATATTCCTATAAATGAATTTGCTTATTGTTTAAGACCTGAAACACGTGATTCTTTAAAAGCTTTATATTGGGTTTCATGGATTTTGAAATATGCTTCAAAATATAAAGAAGATCAAAAAACTTATCTTATATGTGGTTATAGATCTAATGATTATGTTGAAGAAAAATATTTAAGATCACCTATATGGATTTTATGGGCTGTTATTATGGAAAATATGAGAAATTCACCACAAGTTACAATTATAACACCATATATTGAAGCATTATATAAAATGTATTGTTTAAGATGGTCACAAGGTGATTTAAAAAAAAGATTACCTTTCTTAATAACTTCAATTTTATATGTATGTGAATCTTCAACTTTAGATATACATTATTTTGTTCCACAAAATATTAGTCAAGTACAAGAAATTGTTTTAAATATTCCTGAATGGTTAGAAGCTATTAAACAAACAAAAAAAACATTTGCGTAAAATATAATATAAATATAAATGGATTTATTTAATTTTTTTAAAAAACAAGATCCAAGACAAACATTTTTAGAAGAAAAAACAAAAGCTGAAACAGCAATACAAGGTTTTGTAGGTAGTCAAGAATTAATATCAGCATTAAATTTATGGTTTGAAAAATATGAATTAATTTCAAAAGAAGCTGATATTTTATTAGAAAAAATAAAAAAACAAATTCAAATAACTGAGCAAGAAAATATAATAATTAATGGAAAAATTAATGAAGTTAATACTAATTATAAAACAATTATAGATCGTGAAAAATTATTAAGAGGTGATTTACAAAGATTAAGATTATTTGGAACATTTAGAAAAGATTTTTTAAATACAATGAATAATTCATTAATAACTAAAGGTGAACAAATTCGTCAAAAAGCACCTAAAGTTCTTAAACCTACTTATATTCCTCCAGTTCTTCCACAAAGTCAACTTCCAAGTTTACAAGCAAGATTAGATGCTCTTAATAAAAAAGGTGGAAAAAGAAAAACTCAACATAAAAAATTAAAAAAACGTCAACATAAAAAAACTCGCCGTTAAATTATAAAAATGAAAGTTGAATTTCAATTAAATTTAATTGGAACATTTTATATTTTAGTCGCCGTTGGACTTGTTGCCGCATTTGTTTTTGGGCTTATAAATACTGGGTTTATAGCATCTACAATCAGTAGTCCTGGAGATACAATTAGTTGGTTATTACTTTCAGCAGCATTAACCGGTAGTCTTATAGCAGTTCTTTTATTAGTTCCTGTTGTTCGTCGTATATTTAAGGCTTTTATGCCATCAGCATAATAATATTAAATGTTCTTTGATACAGAAACAACAGGTTTACCAAAATATAGAGATCAAGCATATAAAGCTCCAGGTAATTGGCCACATATTGTATCAATTGCGTGGATTATTTTAAATTCTGATTTAACAATTCAAAAAAAAGAATATTATTTAATTAAACCTCAATGGGAAATTCCACAAGAATCTATTAAAATACATGGTATAACATATGAAAAAGCTTTTAAAGAAGGTTCAGATTTAAAAGAAGTTTTAGATAAATTTTGGTCTGATTCTCAAGGAAAACCTTTAATTGCACATAATATAGATTTTGATATTAATGTTCTTATAAATGCTGAATTATGGGATCTTAAACGTGCATATCCTCAAATAACAAAAACTTATTGTACAATGGAATTAACTAAAAATATTTTAAAACTTCCAGGTAATTATGGATATAAAAATCCTAAATTAATTGAATTATATGAATTTGTTTTAAAGAAAAAACCTTTGAAAGAAGAACTTCATAATTCTTTAAAAGATACTGAATTTTTAGTAGAAATTTTTCAAAATTCATCAGAATTACAATTTATTATTAATTTAGGTATACCAAGTATAACATTAATAAATAAAAATGAAATTCCAAATAAAAAGAGAACCTTATATTTATAATGATTTAAAATTAAATAAAGGATTTCATTGTCTTATATTATGGTGTTCAGATGGATGGAGATATAATTTAGAAACTTATAAAAGACATAGATTTATAAGTGAAAATGATATTTTATTTTGTGAGGAAGAAGCATTTTCTAAAAAGGTATTTTCAGATGTTTTATATCATGAACATTTAGAAATTATTCCGATTTCTTCTTCTCCCAAAATTTGGATAGAAAAGGGAGACAACATTGAAAAGTTTTTGGAAATTCAGTAGTTTCTACACCTCTAATAATAACTGATATATCTTCACTAGTAACTTTTTTAATTTCTTTAATAGTTTCTTCAACTGTTTCTTCAACTGTTTCTTTAAGTTCTTCAATAGGAGCAGCAGTTAATTTCTTAATTTCTGCAGCTTGTTCTAAAAATTCTTCAACAGCTTCTTGAACTACTTCTTGAACTACTTCTTTAATTTTTTCAACTTTAACATCTGCATCTAAATCTAATTTTTTAAGTTCGCCCATTTCTTTTAAAATTTCTTTTTCAATATCTATATTCATTTATCTTAACCTCTTCTAAAAAATCTACGAGGAACTAACTTATCAGTTGTTGAAGGAATTACTTGAGAGTCAATTCCATTTTGACTTTGTAAATTTACAAGTTCAAATCCACGATCATATAAAGAAGGTTTATAAATACCTATAACCTTCTTTGATTTAATAACTTGATTTAAAATACTTCTTTTACGTTGAGCTAATAAATCTCCTACATCAACTGATGTTCCTGTTTTTATAGTTTGTGCTACAGGCATTTATCTATTACATATAAAATTATAAATTAATAATTTGTGTTTGTTTACTAATTAATTCATTAATTTTCTTTGCAGCTTCAGATGGATTTTCTTTTAATTCATCCATTAATTTTCTAAGTTCTTCAGCAGGTAAAGATAATTCAACAGTTTCTTCAATTACTTCTACTTCATCTTCAAAAACTTTTTCTGTTTCCATCGCGTGTTTAAAAAGAAGAAAGAAAAAAAATCTTAAAATAAATGTTCTTAGATGTTTTGTATACTTCTTTAACAACAATTGGAATAATTATTTTAATTCAAATTTTAACTTTTGTTGGAGCACGTGTATTAGTTCCACCTGAACCTAGAATAATTTATAGAGAAGTTCAAGTTCCAATTCAAACTCAAAATGAAGCTAAAGTAGCTTTTACAGAACCTGCTATTCAAGAAGTAAAGTTACCAGAATATGAACCACGTCAACAGGCTTCAGATTCTTTACGGTTGGACCCCCAATTACCGCCTGGTATTCAAGAAACCCGTCCTCCAGGAACTTAAAAAAGTTCCACAATTTGCTTGTCAACAAGGATGGATTATTTTTGTTTATGAAAATGAAATTCCTAAAGCTTTTTGGATTTCTCAAACTTTAAAAGAAATTAAAGAATTAACTATTTCTTTAGATGAAAGATTATTTGGTGATACCATTTTAAGAGTTGAAAAGATTAGTAATGAAGATAGATATGTTATTTCTGATATTTTTATTTATTCTTCTACCAATATCTTTAGAATTACAACGTTCGAACAAAGAGAAATATGGCTTACAAAAGTTTTAAAAAAGTTTTATAAGCCTATTAAAGGTCTTACAGAACTTATTCTTAAAAAAGATATTATAGAAAAAATACCAATAAAAGGATATGAATTTTATGATGATAGAAAAGGTTCATTTGGTATATTTAGTGAACTTAAAGAAATAGTTTATAAAACAGAAATTCCAGATGTATATTTTATTCGTGGTAAACAAGGTTATGTTGCTGTTCCAGATTTAAAAACTTCAGAATTTTTACGTTTAAAAGGTGATGAATTTGAATTACAAATAGAAGAAATTGAAGGTGTATGGCACATAAAATCTTTTGTTTAAAGTAAATGCCACGTTCTAGAAAAAGTTCTAGAAAGAGTAGAAAAGGTAGAAAAACTAGAAAAGTAAAAGGTGGTTATTATGGTGCTGCTGGCCCTATTGTTAAAGGTGGTGATGCAATGCAATGGAATGCAGGTTCTGAAATGGGTCAATTTACTGCAGGTCAAATTAATGCAGGTGCTAAAATGACTGGTGGTCGTCGTAGAAGACATAAAAAAACTTTAAAACGTGGTGGTGGTAAATATGGTGGTGTATCAGCAAGTTATACAGGAACTGGAGTAGCAGGTAGAGCTGATTTTGTAGGTGCATCAACTCGTGTAGCTGGACCACAAGATATTGCTAAATTTGGAAAATTTAATGATAATGGAGCCCATCCAGGAAATTTTGGAAGTTTTGGAGGAATGTTTCCTAAGTAAATGAATAAATGGATTCTATGTTAGCACTATTATTAGGATTAGGTGTAGCATATTATTTTTTCTCTAAAGGTGCATTAAGTTTAATTGTTTGGGGTCTTTTAGGTTATTTAATATCATTAAATTATTTACATAAATCTAAAACATTTTCTGTTATGGTAGGTATTGCATTATCTTTAGGAATGATGTATTGGTCAACTCGTGAAGGATTTGAAGAAGAAAAATTATCAGAAAAAGAAAAAGATACTGAACCACAATCTACAGGAAAATCTTCACATGTAGATTTAGGAACAACTATATTACATGCATATAGAAATTTATCACCTGAACAAATAGGTGGAATGAGACGTGATACTAAAGAATTAATGGAATTACAAAAAGAATTAATGGGAACACTTGCAGAAATGAAACCTGCAATTGAACAAGGTGCAGAATTATTAGGAACATTTAGTCAGTTTTTTGGGAAACCACAAGACGCTCCATAGCATCAGCATAAACATATAAATGATAAGTAGAATCATTAGTTGATATCCATGGTCCATTTAATTGTTTTACTATAGAAATCCATGAATTTACTTCTTCTTGTAATTCTCTTAATCTAAAATAATCTAACCATAATTCATAAGTTTTAAATAAAGAAAGTATATAAAATGGTGAATAATCACCTAAAATAAGTTGATATAAAATATATAAAGGATATAAAATCATTTCAAAAATTAATTGAAATATTTCAAAATAAGTTTTATTTAAAAATTTATTTTGTAATTCAATTAATTCTTTTACTAAAGAAAAATATGGTTTCTTTTCTATTTTTAATTTATTTTTTTTAATCTTCTTTCTTAATTGCTTTTTTGTTGGAATCATTTATTATAATACCTTCTGAAGGAAAATCAATTAAATCTAACGTCATTGAATAATATGTCCATCTTTTAATATAAGGAAAAAAGAACTTCAAAAGTTTTAAAGTAATTTTATTTCCATTAACAACAAAAGGTTGAATTTCATCTGTCATATCTTTATCTTTATCTCCAATCCATATCCATGATTTTGAAGGTAATTCATGAATTACATTATAAGCTTCTTCATATGTTGTTCGTTTATATTTATCATGAATTCTATATTTTTTCTCATAAATATCAATTGTATTATATTCTATAGTTTCAATCCATACTTCTTTATCATCAATAATAAATTCTTGAAATTCTGATGTAATTTCAGGAACTTTAGAATACCAAAATCTTCTACAACAATTCCACATTTTTCTTAATTTAAATATGTTTTTATAATTTAAATCTAATTAATTATAATGGATTTGAAGGTTCAGGAACTTCACCTGCTTGAACTTGTCCTGGATCTTTAGAAAGTGGCATAGTAAAATGTTCAGCAAATGCTACAGAAAGAGCTTTATCCATTTGTAATCCCATAGCAATAGATGTAGCTAAAGCCATCATTATAAATGGTGTGCTAATAACTACCCATGATACAAGACCTAAATCAAATTTACAAAATATATTTAATAAAAATACTTGTATTACACCAGTAACAAGTTTAATACCTGCCATCCAATAAAATCCTAAAGATAAATCCATAGCTATATGGACTACAACATACAACATAAATAAAAATGCAGGCGGACATAAATTCTCGATAATATTCATTTTCGTATTTACATTTAAGTATATAAAAAGATGGAGGTTGATATTGAAAGATTAATGTCACTTGGAGATTGTTCACGTGATGAAGCTATGACCTTATTAGATAAAGCTTCAGGTGATGTAGTTGAAGCTTTATCTATGAAAATGGGTGTTCAAACAAAAAAACGACGTCTAAATGAGACACAAGAATTTTTTTCAAAAGTTAGAAATGATATGCAAATTTTAGAAACAAGTATTAAATCTGGTTATTCTATGAAAGATCAATCCGTGTCTTTGGAACAAGGCGAGAAGCAAATCCACCACGAAGAAATGGTTCAACAAAATAATTGTTATCAGGAATGTCAGATTCCTTCTCAGGAATTAATGGTTCAAATACCGGAAACTGTTTGTCAGTCACAGTCTGGATACTTTTACGATTTGCAGTTGAGTGACCAAAAATTAACTTAGATTCATCAGGAACAGAATCTGGATCACCACCACCCATAAATGGAGTTGTTGCCCATGGACGTTGAAATAATTGTTTAGGTCCTTTATATTTTACAGTTGCAGGATCACCCCAAAGTAATTCACTATGTTTATCTATATCACAACCACCTCCAGCAGAATTACCAAATCCTCCTCTAGGAATTAAACCTACATATTCAGCAGCTGCTTGAAATGCTGAAGATCCACCACATGTTGATGGAGAATTCATATAATAAGATGCATCTAAATTACGTCTAGAACCATTAGCATTACCACCTTGATCTTCTGGATTTCTACTTGATGCATGGAATAATGGTAGCATTTATTTACTGATTAGAAAGTATTCACTGGCCATAAAATTCTTTTATAGACATTCCATGCATAATAATACAAATGTTGTGTTCCCATTAAAGTATTACATGTTGAACAAATTGGAATTAAATTATCTATAGTATTTGAACCATTTTTTGATTCAGGATGAATATGTCCTAAAGAATAATTATTTATAGTTATACCATTTTGACAACATACTGGACATAAAGTTTGTGTAACTCCATCATTATATTTAAGCCAAACTTGATTTTTTGTCATAGGTCCATGATCATATTTTTTAGTTTTACTTAAAGGTGATTTATCTGCAAGTTCCTTATATTTTTTTGCAATTTCTGTATTTAAAGTATTAAAATTAATTTTCATATCATTAATTTCTTTTTGTATAATAGGTATAGCATCTTCTTGTATAACTATTTCTGATTCTACTGGTAATTCTAGAATCATTTCTTCTTCTTCCTCTTCTTCTTCTTCTTGTTGACGTTCTCTATATTCACGTTTAATTCTTGAACTTTCATCTAAGATTAATCTATAAATTTCAGGATTTGTTTCTTGAAAATCTAATGGATAATGTCTTCCTTTAGAACATTTTGGACATGATAGTTCTGGACCACCACCAATTCTAATTGTAACTCTAGCTTTTCCAAGATGTCTTAGAGGTAAATTTGTTAGAGGACACAGCGTTCCTTCAGGAAGTTCAACATGTCCAAGAACCATTTTTTATATTTTTTATAATTTTAAAAAATAAAATTTATAACATCCGTTTTTTTTCATTTAGAAACAAATATTATTATAAGATATAATGTCTTGGGGATATCATTTAATTTTAGATTCTACAAAATGTATGAGAAGTGGAATTCGTTCAGCATCAATTATTACACAATTTTCAGATGATTTAGTTAAAAAAATTGATATGGTTCCATTTGGTAGACCTCAAGTTCAACATTTTGGTTCAGGAAATAAAGCTGGTTATACTTTAGTTCAATTAATTGAAACTTCAAATATTGTTGCACATTTTGTTGAAGAAACTGATGATATGTATTTAGATGTATTTTCATGCAAACCTTATGATCCAAAAATTGTAGAAAATATAGTAAAATATTATTTTAAACCATTACAAATGAATTCTAAATTTTTAATTAGACAAGCTGGTAGACATCCTCATTTTTCAAATGTTTATCAATTTGATAAAAAAGATTTAGAATAAAAAAAATAAAAAGTAAGAATTACTTAATATGTTGCTTAACAAGCAGATGAGCAAACAATCCACAAAACTTTCCAGAATTGAAAAGTTCAAGACGTGTTAAATCATTCCAGAAATTATAAGATGAATAATCAATGTTAAGAAGAAGACGCTGAAACATAATGTTTTCAGGTAAACTACTATCATCAATATTAATCTCATTCTTAACTAGATATGCTTTAGCTGCTTCAATTTGAGGAGTTGAAGGACTAACACAATCACGATTATAAGAATAATAATCACGTCTAACATAACCTTGAACAATTTCTATCTTGTAAGTTTTTGGATACTTAAGACCAAACCTTTTAATAGCATCTCTACTCTCTGTGCATGTAGCACTTAGAGCAGATATAGCTGAAAGAGGAATTAAACTAAGAAGAGAATAATCACATGAACTAAGAATAGTATGTGGCAATTCTCCACCAGCAAAATCACTTAAAGGTGCATTAGGACGAGAAGAAGAAATGCGTGCAAACATAGCAGCTTTTTCTTCTGGAGTTTGAGTTGTCCACATGATGCTTTTTAATAAAAATATATTTTATAATGAAAAAATCCGTTTTTAGTCAGAATCGTAAAGTTTCTCAAGCACTTCACGTGCCTCACTTTTCTTCACGGTATATTGTGGGTGCTGTTCGTTAAACCACTTGACAAAAGTCTTCAAAGGTACCAGAAAGTCAGGGTGGAACCAATAATTCAAGTCAGGATTCTCCTTGTGTCTCTTCTTGATGTCATTAAAGACGTCACGAATAGTTTCGCACTCTACATCACAGCAAACTATAAGTCTAGCTTGAAGAAGAGTTTGGGGAAAAGTCAAAGCCATTTTGTAGGCCGAGTTAATTTCTATTTTTATATAAAAAAAGATTCCATTTTTAATAAGATTTTATATATAAATGCAAATTATTTTTGCAATTATAGCTGTTTTTTGGTGGATTGCTATATGGGGTTTAAAAGATATTTTAGTTGAAGATTGGTCTAAAGAACAAAAATTGTATTTATATTTATCATCTTTACTTTTAGTTACAATTGTTGTTTTTATATATCCAGATATTATTAAAAGATTTTAAATTTAATTTTAAATTTTAAAATGGAATCGTTTTCTTGTTATAAGCATAATAAAAATACTAAGAAATGATTTTACAACCATTAACATGGAAAGAACATGATGATAAAAAATATGTAGTTGATGTTTATGGTCGAACTCATGAAGGAGATATAGCACGAGTTCGTCTATTAGGTTTTAAACCTTATTTCTACATACAAAAATTGTGTGATTTTACAAAAATAAAAACAAAGAATGGTTTTGTTCCAAAATTTTATGTTGAAGAAGTTTTCAAACAAGATGTTATTCAAGGATTTAATTCTTTAAAAAAAGAAAAATTTTATAAATTATCTTTTGAAACTTTATGGGGTTTTAAATTATTTATTTCAGAATTAAAAAAAGTAAAAGTACAATTATATGAATCTAATTTTCCACCTTATTTGAAATTAATTCATGAAAGAAATTTAAATCCTGCTTCACCTTTTGAATTTTCATTTAAAGATTTTGAAAAACATACAGGAACATATGATTATTATCAAATTCAATATTCTGGATTAAATCCTACTGAATCTAAAATTCCATTATATATTATGTCTTATGATTTAGAAGTATATTCAGAAACTGGATTTCCACAATCTGATAATCCTTCATCTGAAATTATGCAAATTGGTGTTTCTACACGTTGGTCTGATAATTTATTAGAACCAATTGAAAGATTTGTTTTAGTTTCTGGTAAAGCTATTTCTCAAGATCCAACATTAAAATATATTTGTTGTTCAGGAGAAAAAGATTTATTATTGAAATTTCAAGATTTAATTAAAGTTGAAGAACCTGATATTATTACAGGTTATAATACTTTTGGGTTTGATGATGGGTATCTATATGATAGATTTCAAAAATATCGTTTAGAAATTGATATGGGACGTGAAGATACTAAAATTATAAGTAAAACTTTTGAATTAGCTTCAGGTAAATACGCAGTTAGATATTTAGATATGAATGGACGTCTTTCTCTTGATCTTTTACTATATGCAAGACGTGAATTTAATTTAGATTCTTATAAATTAGATAATGTTGCTGGTGTATTCTTACGTGATAAAGTTTTAGATATAATAATTATTTCTGGAGCAGAAACTAGAATGTTTGAAATTCATACTAAATCAACACGTGGATTATTTAAAGGAAATTATGTAAAATTTGATATTGTTACAAATACATCTAATCCTTATGCTGATGGAAAAAAATTTTATGTTAAAGAAATCTTTGAAAATAAATTTATTGTTGAATTATCTGAAGAAAATTATTTGAATACTTTTGATGATATTTCTAAAGAAGAAAGAAAAAAACTTGAATGGTCTTTCTGTAAAGATGATATATCAATTAAACAAATTATGGATTCACATAATGGTTCAATAGAAGAAAAATCTGAAATTGCTAAATATTGTATTCAAGATTGTGATCTTGTTTTAACTTTATTAGCAAAATTAGATGTTCTAACAAATTCACGTGGTATGGCAGATGTATGTAAAGTTCCTCTTGAATTTATATTTGCTAATCGTGGACAAGGTATAAGAATTTATTCAGCAGTTTTATATGAAGCTGCAAAACAAGATCAAATTATTCAAACACAAGAATGTGCTGAAGGTGATATTTCATATGAAGGTGCAATTGTTATTGAACCTAAAATTGGTATGTATCTCGATAATCCTATTGCTGTTCTAGATTATAATTCTTTGTATCCTTCAAATATGATTGCATATAATTTATCTCCTGATACTTTAGTATATGTAAAAACTTATTCTGATCAAGGAAAACTTATAAAAGATGAATCTTATGAAGTTCCTAATTTTGAAGAAATTAAAAAAACATTTAAAATTGATGAAGTATCTTATGATCATCATGGTGGAAGACAATCATGTGGATATATTCAAGAACATGAAGGTCTTCTTCCTCGCACTCTAAAACTTCTTTTGAAAATGAGAAAAGATACTAGAAAATTAATGGAAACTGAAAAAGATGAATCACAAAAATCTGTTTTGAATGGTCTTCAACTAGCATATAAAACTGTAGCAAATTCAATTTATGGTCAAACAGGTTCAAGAACTTCACCTATTAGAAAAGTTGAAGTTGCTGCATGTACAACTGCTATTGGACGTGAAAGATTATTATTTGCTAAAAAAATTGCAGAAGAAGAATTCGGAGGTAATGTAATTTACGGAGATACAGATTCTATCTTTATTAATTTTAATAAAAATTTAGAAGAAACTATTGAAATTGCTAAAGTTGTTGGTAAACGTATTAGTTCTTTATGTCGTTCTGCACATAAAATTGATTATGAAAAAACATTCTTTCCTTTTCTACTATTTTGTAGAAAGAGATATGTTGGTTTAATGTATGAAGATGATATAAAAAAATGTAAACGAAAATTTATGGGTATTGCTTTAAAACGTAGAGATTCTGCACCTATTGTAAAAGATATTTATGGTGGTGCTCTAGATATTTTGCTTGAACAACGTTCTTTAAAAAATGCAGAATCTTTTGTTAAACAATCTCTTGTAAAAGTTTTGAAAAATGAATTTTCTTTAGAAAAATTTATTATTACTAAACAGTTACGTGATGATTACATTACTGAAGTTCCTGAAGAAGTTAGAAGACATCGTTCACCAGGAAAACCTGAACAATTAAATTCTGCAAAAGCAACATTCAATATTATAAAAGATTATGCTATCAAACATGATTTGGAATTACCCGATTCATCAATTGCTCATAGAAAACTTGCTGACAGAATGACTTTACGTGATCCTGGAAATATTCCACAAGTTGGTGAACGTATAGCTTTTATATATGTTGCAGGACGTTCAGGTAAACAAGGTGAACGTATAGAAAATATTGAATATGTTCGTGAAAAATCTCTTAAACCTGATTCTGAATTTTATATAACTAATCAAATACAAAATCCTATTGCACAATTATTTGCTTTAGGTATTGAACAATTATCTGGTTATGTAAAAAAATCTTATCCTGATTTCCCAGATTTATCAGAAGAAGAAAAAACTTTAAAAATTCTTTCTTTAAAAGAAAAAGAATTAGATTCAATCTTATTTACTAATGCTCAATATTTGAAAAAAGAAAAACGTGGACCATTAGATTCTTTCTTTATACGTAAATAAAAAACGGGTTTAGGTATTATAAATATAAATAATAAAAATGTCTTTAGAATTACTTCAAGAATTAGCTGAAGCAAGAACACAATATATTCAACAAATGCCTTTATTAAATCAACCTCAACGTGAATTTATAACACAACAATTTTTTACTACTGAACAATCTTATTTAGGTTTGGCAGCATCTATAGTATTAAGACAATCACAAGCACCTGTAACAATTTCTTTTCCAATTGATTTAAGTGCATTTAATAATCCTGTATTAGTTACACCATCACAAGAACAAATTACTAGAGAAGTTGAAGATTATATACATCCAAGTATACAAGCATGTTCTATATGCCAAGAAGAAATTTCTTCTGACGGTGCGCGCCTACGCGTTTGCCACCATTCTTTTCATCGAGCTTGCATTCAAACTTGGTTTGGTGCGAGTGTAAGATGTCCTGTTTGTCGAAGAGATATTCGAGAGGATCTTGTAAATCAAACATCTTCTGTTTCCACAGGAATATTAGCTCCTGAGCAGAACCAGTGGGGGGGAGAGGATACATAGGAATAATATATGATTGACCATATTGAATTCTATGAAATAATCTACGTAAATCATGACGACATTCTTTAACTAATTCATTAATATTTTCAATATCTGGAAACATTTTTATTATTAATTCTGGATTAGGAGGATAACATCTTAAAGTTTCTACTATAGGATTATTTCTAAATATTATTGGAAATTCATTTCCAGTTAAAATTAAAGGAACTACTCTTAAAGGATCTTTTATCCAATCAATTAATTTAGTTTGTGCATGTGGATCAGAACCATCAATTTCATCTAAAATTAAACATGTTTTTCTTTCAAAATCTCCTCTTAAAAATGATTGTATATTTACAGATGATAAATTTGAATTACGTAATTTTTCAACATCTTCAAATGATCTTAACATTTTTGATGCATTAATTTCTAATGGATCAAAATTGAATGTTCTTGCAGCACATAAAGCTAAAGTTGTTTTTCCAATACCAGGTGAACCTACAAGAAATACTGAACCTTTAAAATCTGATTTTAAATATGTTTCTAATTTTAATTTTATTTCTTGATGACCAATAACATCATTTAAAAATTCTGGTCTTTTAGTTTCTGAATACATATTGTTTAGTAAACATATTTTTTTCTGTATAAATTAATATAAATGGATATTATTGGAGCATTAGTATTAACTGCAGGTAGTTCAGCATTAGCTTATTATCCTTCTTATAGTTACGGTTATTCTATGTGGCCATCTATTGGAGTTTGGGTTCTTGGATTTTTAGTTGTTGCTGCAATAGTTTCAAAAGTTTTTCCAAAAACGACTAATAAAACTGTATTCTTTGGTGAAATGGTTTTAGGTTTAATTCCTGCATATTTATTTTATACTAGATTTGGTTGGTCTGGATTAGGTTATTCTGTTCTAGCAAGTATTGGTTTTGGTTTATTTCGTACATATGTTTTATAATTAAGATTAAGGCCATCGAACTCCACATCGTTCACTAAAAGATATTTTATCTGCTCTTGAAGTCATTTTAGATGGGTTAAATGCAGAACATGAAGTTTGATAAGTAGGTGTACATAAAGGATCTGAATATATCCATCCTGTAGGACATTGATTTTGTTGTTTATCAACAATTTGTGGATTTAAAATAAATTTATAAATTAAAAAAATTAAAATTGTAAATATTATTGCTACGATTATTGTTTTCATATCCATTCTTGTTAATATACAAGAATGGATATTGCTAGACATGTTGTTGAAACTTATTTAAATGATAATCCAAATTTAATGATTAGACATCAATTAGATTCTTTTAATGATTTTATTGAAAAAAAGATACCTATTTTTATAAAAGAATCAAATCCTTTAAAAGTTATTGTAGATGATGGACGTGAAATACAAATTTGGATAGGTGGTTTATCAGGAACTAAATTATATTTTAAATCTCCTGAAGATGATGATATTTCTATACTTCCACATTCATGTAGATTACAAAATAAAACTTATACATTTGAATTAAAAGCAGATATAGATATAAAATATATATTTTCAGATTCAGAAGAATTAGTTTCTTTTAAAGAAATATCTTTAGGTAATATACCATTATTATTAAAAAGTTCATTATGTTATTTAAGAGGTATGGAAACTTCTGAATTATATTCAGTAGGTGAATGTAAATTTGAATTAGGTGGTTATTTTATTATTACAGGACAAGAAAGAGTTTTATTAACTCAAGAATCTTTAGGAGCAAATTTATTTTATTCTAAAAAACGTATTAAACCACCATCTAAGGATAAAATAAGAACATCATCAGAAAAAGAAATTCAAGCTGTTCTTGAAGAAAATGCAAAAGAAAATCAATTTGAATATATATGTGGAATAGCATCAGAATCTGAAGATGGAACATTAGTTGGAAGACATGTTCTATGTATTCCACCTGAAAATAAAAAACAAGATGATAAACAAACTATTTCAAAAGAAAATGATTATGCTAAATTTTCAACAAGTAGATTAGCTACATTTATAACAACTGGGTTTACAAATCCTATTCCATTAATTTCATTATTTTATGCTTTAGGATTTACTACAGATCGTGAAATTTATGAAGTTACACTTATTGGAGTTTATGATAAATCTGTATATGATACATTATTTATGGAACTTATTTTATCACATGAAAGATTTATTGCAAAAGAACTTGCAGATGAAGAAGATCAAACTCAAGATATGAATTTATTATGTTTAAGAAGAGAAACAAGAACACGTAGTAATGGTTCTGTATTTATGAATTTATATTCTAAACTTTTTCCACATTGTGAAAAACAAGAAGAATCTATTGCTTCATATTTTAGAAGAAAAGGTTATCTTTTAGGACATATGTTAAAACAAGCAATGGATACATGTTTAGGTAAAGAAAATTCTGACAGAGATCATTTTAAATTTAAAAGAATGTCAGCATCTGGAGATTTATGTTTTAAAGAATTTAGAAGAATATATCGTGAAATTGCTGGATTAATGGTAAAATTAATAGATAGCCGTGTAGAATTTGAAAGACAAACATATAAAGGAAAAAATTTAGTTAAATTATTAGAAGAAGAAAAATTTCCAATTTATTGGAAACAAAAAATGTTTTTACAAGAATATGAAAAATCTTTTAAAGGTATGTGGGATGAAGTTTCTGGTGTATCACAAGTTCTTTCACGCATATCTTATTTAGGAACAATTTCACATTTAAGAAGAATTTCTTTAGTTATTCCTAAAGATATTACTGTAGTAGCTGTTAGAAAATTACATTCTTCTTCTTGGGGTTTTGCATGTCCTATAGATAATCCTGATGGTAAATCAGTTGGTATTATAAAATCTCTTGCATTATTTTGTAAACTTTCTATAAATTCTTCTATAAAAGAATTAAAACAATTTATTTTTAAACAAAATACAATTCCAATTCATATGATAAATCCTTTAATGTGGAATATTTTATGGACAAAAGTATTTTTAAATTCAGATTTAATTTGTATAGTTCAAGATACTGAAACATTTCATCAAACTTTATTACAAGCAAGAAGAAAATCTGAAATTAATAAATCTATTTCATTAGCATGGAATAGATTAGAAAATACTTATATAATTCAATGTGATGCAGGAAGACCTATGAGATTTATTTATCAAGAAAATTTAAAACCTGAATTAATTAAAGGAAAATCATGGAAATCTATAGAAACACATATGGATTTAATAGATCCTTCAGAAACTGAAACATTAAAAATTTCTATGGAATCATTTTCTGATACACTTTCAGAAATTCATGGCTCAACTATTTTTTCACCATCAGCAAGTATTAATCCATTTATAGATCATAATCAAGCACCTAGAAATATGTTTGCAGCACAACAAATTAAACAAACATGTTCATGGTTTAATACTGCTTATGATAAACGTTATGATACTATAGCTGTTCATTCTCATTATGTTCAACGTCCTTTAACACAAACATGGACAACACATAAAATTTTAGCTGATGGTTGTTTATCATATGGAGAAAATGCAATTGTTGCTATAGGTATTTATGGAGGATATAATCAAGAAGATTCTATAATTTTAAATAAATCTGCAGTAGAAAGAGGATTATTTGATATAACAACTTATCATTCTTATGATTTTTCAGAAGAAATTGTTGATTATACTACACAAAATCATACTTTAATAACTAATTTAACTACAGAACCAAGATTTCGTGAAACTGTTACACGTAAACCTGGTAAAGAATATGGATATTTAGATTCTGATGGAATTATTAAAGTTGGTTCTAAAGTTTATGGAGATACTATTTTAATAGGTATGGTATCACCTAAAGTTAATGAACATGGTAATATAGAATCATATAAAGATATTTCTATAACTCCTAAAAAAGGAAATATTGGTATTATAGATTCAGTATATAGATATACTACAGAAGAAGGATTACAAGGTGTAAAAATTAGAATATCTGAAGGACGTCAACCAATAGTAGGTGATAAATTTGGTTCACGTCATGGACAAAAAGGTGTATGTGGAATGTTATTATCTGAAGAAGATATGCCAGTAACATCTAAAGGTTTAAGACCAGATTTAATTATTAATCCACATGCATTACCTTCAAGAATGACTATAGGACAATTTTTAGATACTATGGGTGGTAAAGTTGGTTGTCATTTAGGATCATTTGTAGATGGAACACCTTTTTCAACACAAAATAGAGTTTATGATACTAAAGAAATTCTTGTACAATTAGGTTATCATCCATATTCTAATGAATTTTTATATAATGGACAAACTGGTGAATTAATGGAATCTGAAATATTTATGGGACCTACATTTTATCAAAGATTCAAACATATGGTTGAAGATAAAATTAATTATAGAGCTACAGGACCACGTACTTTAATGACACATCAACCATTAGAAGGAAGAGCACAAGATGGTGGTTTAAGAATAGGAGAAATGGAACGTGATGCATTAATTGGTCATGGTTTAGCATGTTTTTTACATGAAAGTTTTATGAAACGTTCAGATGAACATCAATTTTTATTTAATAAAGAAACTGGTAAATTAGATACATCAGATTCTTCAACAAAAATAGAAATGCCTTATTGTTCAGGATTATTTATTCATGAAATGGAATCTATGCATTTACAAGTTAAATTATCTACGTGAACGTGTTTTACGTTTATTCTTATAAATTTTACGACGTGTTTTTCTACGAGCAAATCCTGTTTGACTAATAGGTGGAACTGAAGGTAAAGGAATACTAGGTAATGTTTGTATTCCAGTATTAGGTGGTCGTTGTAAAACTCTACTAGTTTCACTAAGTGATGGTAAACCATAATTTTTATTAACTTCATCAGTAAGTTGTTGTTCATGTGGATTTAAACGATCATAAGATGATTGTAATAATTTTGCATTACATGGTGGTCTACCCCATTTAAGAAGACCTCTATAAGTTGTAGAATCTGTCATAATTCCTTCATTATTAATTATTGTTTCTCTATATTCTGAATCTAATCCATCTACAACTTCTCTTGCCCATGATCTTGTAGTTCCACTTCTAAATGTATTTTTAGCTTCATTTTTATTATTACCTTGTTGTATAAAACTATTATACATTTCAGTTCTAGTAATTAATTCTTTTTTTGCTCCTTCAATAGTATTTCTAAAACAAGGTTGTGTTATTATTCTAATTAATTCTTGAGGAGTTCTTAATCTACCTCTAACTTTATTTCTTGTAGGCCATGAATTAGCTATATCTTCAGCAAATGCATTTTTTAATTCTGGAGTTAAAAAATCATATAAATCAAGAGCAGTTTGAATAAGTTGTGCTAATTCTAAATTTTTACTAATTGTTTCTTGATATGGTTTTGGAATAGGAAGTTCAGCATCTAATTCAGTAGAACTTCCATTAATTAATATCATTGAAAAATTATCTAAAATATTATTTAATTGCTTTAATCTAATTTCTTCACTTCCACTTATACGTGAAATTCTATCTTTAATATTTTCAATTGGTTTATTAATAATTCCTGTATTAACTTCTTCTTTAAATCTAGAAATTAAATCAGTTTGACCATTAAAAGATTGATAATTTTGAAGAATTTTATTTTTAATAATTTGTTGTTCTTCTTTATTAAATTTAAAATTACTTTCTAATTTACTATTAACATAATTTGAATAAACATATAAATAAAGAAAATTTTGTATTGGTCCTTCAGTTATTCCTACAATATTTTTTGAAACATCTAAGATAGTTTTATAATTTTCTCGTGTATATTCTTGTGGAATTTTTTTAACTTCTTGTTGAATTAATCCCATTAAAATTGGTTGTTCATCTATTAAAATACTTAATTCTTTTCCACTTAATTTAATTTTTTTATCTAATGAATTCCAATCAGCATTTAATTCTACTTTAAATTCTGCTTGAGAACTTGGGGGTGCCATAACAACAATTTTATCTACAAAATTTTTTCCAGTTGAAGGAATACCAAAAGCCCTTCTAAGAGGACCTGTTGAAAAAAGTTTTGGTAATGCAAAAGACATTATTATTATTAATAACGGATTTTATTGGAAGCTGAATATATAAATTAAAGAAGAAATGGAATCCTTGAAAGTTATTAAACGTGATGGTTCTGTAGTACCAGTAAGTTTTGATGAAATTACTGAAAGAATTCGTAAACTTTCACTAGGACTTGATCATGTAAATCCTGATGTTGTAGCACAAAAAGTATGCTCACAACTTGAAGATAATATGCTGACATCTAAATTAGATGAATTTGCTGCTGAAACTGCTGCTACAATGCAATCAAGACATCATCCTAATTATGGTTATCTAGCTTCAAGAATTTTAGTTTCTAATTATCATAAAAATACTCCAGCATCTCTAAAAGAATGTGTTGAAAAACTTCCTGATTCTGTATCTGAAGAATATAAATCATTAGTTAATAAACATCATAAAGAATATCAAAAAATGATTGATTATTCAAGTGATTATATCTTTGATTATTTTGGATTTAAAACTTTAGAAAGAGCTTATTTAATGAAAAATGAAAGACCACAACATTTGTGGATGCGTGTAGCAATTCAATTACATGGTTCAAATTTTCCTAAAGTTAAAGAAACTTATGATGCTTTATCTCTAGGATTCTTTATTCATGCAACACCAACTCTATTTAATTCAGGAACTAAAAAACCACAATTATCATCATGTTTTCTACAAAAAATGAAAGATGATTCTATTAAAGGAATTTATGAAACTCTTGGAGATTGTGCACAAATTTCTAAATGGGCAGGTGGTATAGGTCTAAATATTCATAATGTTCGTGGACGTGGTTCAAAAATTAATGGAACTCAAGGTGAATCTACTGGTATTGTTCCTATGCTAAAAGTATTTAATGATACTGCAAAATATGTAAATCAAGGTGGTAAACGTAATGGTTCATTTGCTATTTATCTAGAACCATGGCATTCAGATATTGAAGATTTCCTTCGTCTAAAATTGAATCAAGGAGCAGAAGAAGAACGCGCACGTGATTTATTTTATGCTTTGTGGATTCCTGATCTATTTATGAAACGTGTAGAAGAAGATTCTCATTGGACTTTAATGTGTCCTTCTGAATGTCCTGGTCTAGCAGATTGTTATGGTTCTGAATTTGAAGAAAAATATATTGATTATGAATGTCAAAAGAAAGGTAAAAAAGTTCGTGCTACAGATATTTGGAAACTTGTTATGGATTCACAAATTCAAACTGGTATGCCTTATCTATGTTATAAAGATTCTGTTAATTCTAAAACCAATCAACAAAATCTAGGTGTAATTAGGTCATCAAATCTCTGCGCCGAAATTTGTGAATATTCTTCATCTGATGAAACTGCAGTATGTAATTTGGGATCTCTAGCTCTACCAAAATTTATTGTTGATGGTGTATTTAATTTTGATTTACTAAGAAAATATACTAAAATTCTTGCAAAGAATCTAGATATTTTAATTGATAAAAATTATTATCCTACACCTGAATGTGCTAAATCTAATTTTAGAAATAGACCTATTGGTATTGGTGTTCAAGGTTTAGCTGATGTATTTGCTATGCTAAGACTTTCATGGACATCTGAACAAGCTCGTAAATTAAATAGAGAAATATTTGAACATATTTATTATGCAGCTCTTGAAGCTTCTATTGAAAGATGTCAAGATATGACTGAATATCAACATCTAGGTTTGACTGAACCTGGTTGGTATCCTTCTTTTCAAGGTTCACCAATGTCTATAGGTGTTTTACAATTTGATATGTGGAATGAAAAACCTATTACTGATCTTGATTGGAAAACTTTGAAAACTAAAGCTCAACAAGGTGTTCGTAATTCTTTGATGGTAGCTTTAATGCCAACTGCTTCAACATCACAAATTCTTGGTAATAATGAATGTTTTGAACCGTTTACTTCAAATATTTATTCACGAAGAGTTTTGGCAGGTGATTTTATAGTAATTAATAAATATCTAGTTAAGGATCTTGTTGAAAGAGATATGTGGACAACAGATGTTAGAACACAAATTATTGCAAATAATGGTTCAATTCAATCTTTAGAATGTATTCCTAGTGAACTAAAAGGTCTATATAAAACTGTTTGGGAAATACCACAAAAAGTTTTAATAGATATGTCTAAAGATCGTGCACCATTTATTTGTCAATCACAATCCCTAAATTTGTTTTCAAGTGAACCTTCATATTCTAAATTAACATCTATGCATTTCTATGCATGGAAATCTGGTTTGAAAACTGGTTGTTATTATTTGAGAACTAGAGGAATTGCTAGTGCACAAAAATTTACTGTTGAACCTTGTTTAACTTGTTCATCCTAGACCTCGTTAAAAATAAATCTCTTTATTAAAGTATAAAAATGGAAGGTTATACTGCTTCAGTAAATGGTTCTGCTGGTAATTCTGCTCCTGTAGGTGGTCGTCGCCGTTCTCATAAATTACGCCTTGTAAAGAAAAAGACTGTTCGCCGTATGTTAGCTAAGAAAGGTTTAAAGATGCGTGGTGGTGGTGAACCAGTAGGTGAAGGTGCACCTTCTATGGATGGTGGACGCCGTCGTAAAAGTCATAAAAGAACTCGCCGCCGACGTGGTCTTTTTCACTTCTAAAGAATAAAATGAAAAAGTATCTTTTTTGGGGAGGTGTTTTTGTTTTAGCGTTTTTATTATATAGATCACTTGAACATTTTACTGAACATATAAGACCTGGCAATCCTGGTCATTGTGTAAATAATCCATGGGCATGTGGAAATTAAATTTTTTCTGTAGAACCAATTCCATCAACTAATAAGAACAATTCATCACAAAATCCATAATGACAACCATTAGTTTCACCTAAAGATTTTCTAGATGAAACATTTTTATGATGTACTAAAGAAACAATAACTTCTTGTGGAGAGATTTCACGGCACATTTGTTCGCGTCCACGAATAAATTTGTCTGCTTCTGCAATTTCATCTTGAAAATTTCTTTCTTCCCAAAATTTTTTAGAAAAACATAAGGTTGCTTCTGAAACTCTTTCTGACATTTCTAAAGTTATTGGTGGAACATTCATAAATGATATTTTCTTTTCAATATCATAACATGGTATAGTTGTGCAAAATATGCATTCTACTTTAGGAGATTTCATTAATAAAGAAATTCTTGTTAAAATACTATTATTAGGATATACATCATCATCATCCATCATACAAATATAAGGATACATAGAATTTAAAACTCCAATATTTCTTTTTTCTGAAATATTTAATTTTTTATCTAATTGAATATAATTTACATTAGGAATACCAATTAATTGTTCTTCAATATTTTCACCATCATTAACAATTACCCATTCTAATTTTTCAGGTGGATATGATTGAATTAAATAAGAATATTTAGCTAAAGGAATAAATTCTGGACGATTATAAGTTAAAGTTACAATAGAAATACATGGTAAATCAGATTCTGGAATAAACGTTTTTTCTAAATTAAATTCAGGAATTTCAGGAATTTTAAAATTTTCAATAAAATTACGATGTCTTTTTTCATATTCTTGACGAACTAAATCAGAAATTTTTTTCTTATGTTTTAAAGAAGTTTCTGTATATGTAGTTAAAGCTGAACGAACAGATTGTGATGATGTATCTACAATAGTTCCAAGAGATTTAGGATGTGGAATAAATTGTAATTCTGATGCCCATAAAGCTTGTGAAGTTAATTCATGAAACGGTTGAATATTTGAAAGAATTAAATTACATCCTGCTGACATAGCTTCATTTACACAATGACCAAATCCTTCACATGCTGAAATACATATAGCTAGACCACAAGTATGTAATAATTTATCATATTCAGATTCACTTATAACATCATATAAAGTTACTTTTTCATTTAATTCTTGAGGCATAAAAAATTGAACTTCATCTTTTTTATATGGAATATGTAATTCAGGTAATTTTTGAAATAAGATACGATCTTTTAAGAAAATATCATAATAAGCTTTTAAAATAGGTTTAGGATTTCTATACATATTTTTTCCTACTAAAACAATAGCTTTTGAATAATCTTTTTCTTCAGCAAATACTTTATCAATTGATGTCCATCCAATATATTTTAATTTATCTAAAGAAACATGTTTTTGAAAAATATTATAAGCTTCATGAGTTTTTAACCAAATTTCATCAAACATTTGCATATAAGGTATCCATGTTTTATAAGTCCATTCAGGATTAGGAATCCAAATATTTCGTGAAGCTGAAACAAATAAGGCAGGATTAACTAATTCTAAAAAAATATTTAGTTCTGCTTCTGGACATTCAGGTAAATAATGTTGAACCTTTCTAATTTCTACTTGAGGAAATTGATTAGTTATTAAACCTCTTAAAATTGCAGAATCTTGAGTTAATCCTTTAGCTGAAAAATTTGAAATTAAATTAATTCTCATTTTTCCTTTTCTTTTATTATTTTCTCTTTAAGTAAACGTCTAGTTTTTCTTCGTCTTTTTCGTCTACCTGCAGTTTTTCTTCTTGCTAATCGTTCTTGAGGTGGTAAACTTCGTATAGGTCCTTGATCAGTAAATAAAAAATCTTCCATAACTGCTAAAATATATAAATCATTTCTATCTTGTATAGGTATACTACTATTC